CGGCGGCCTCGTAGTTGGCGGCGGCGAGGTTGCCCCAGGCCTTCGAGTCGTTGGGGTTCTTCAGCACCGCGTCAGTCAGCTTCGCCATCTTCTTGTCGGAGTTGCGCGCCATGTCGTGTCCCTTCGTGCCGGGCGGCACCATCGCCGCCCCATGAACAGAGTTATACGCAGGTCTCCTGGTCGTGTCAACAGACCGCGCGCAGTGGAGAATCAGCCAGGCCGCGACGTCGATGGTGCCTTGTCGCCGCCCGGCGGCTGGAGTCGCGGCGGGTGGCACGCGCCGATGTAGGCGGCCTCTGCCGCACGAGCGGCGCGCGCTGCCGTCGTCCACTCCGCAGCCAGTCGCCGCCTGTCGTTGGCATCCGTTGACGCCTCGAAGCGGGACCATGCGATGACCTGAGCGTGCGCGGCCTCGTCTCGACGGGATGCCAGCGCCGCGCAGTCGGCGGCCGAAGCGGACTGGCTCAGCGACAGGGCACACAGCAGCACCAGCGCCCAGCCATGCCGCTTGAGGACGGCCGCCACATCCGGTGGACGCCAGCCGTCGGGCTTGAGCACCTTGCCGTCGGCCTGGATGCGAGCGCGCCCGTCGGGGCCGACCTTGCGCATGTTGGCCGCGTGCACTTCGGCGAACAGCGCGGTCAGAGGCAGACCGTGGGCCTCGGCCGTGCCGCTGAGTGTGTACTGCATGTCGCTCAACTCTTGGCCCATGGCCGGCAGGTCGGGCTTGGCTCCGACAACGCTGTGCACATCCAACAAATCGCCTGCGCCAATCAATCTGCAGCCGCTCGCCTGTATGAACTCCTTCAACTCCTCGAGCATCAGCCTACACCTGAGTGCGCGAGTGCTGGCGTCCTGCGTCGTGGGCGTGGCGCTGACGGCGGCGCCGGTCGCCGTGTGGAACTCGCGCACCTTCGCCTGGTAGTCCAGCTGGTACATTCGTTCAACCACTGCGGCATGGTCTTCCCTGGCCTCGTGCGTCCGCTGGCGCGCCTCGGTTGTTTCCGCTTCCGCCTCCTCCACCACCTCCAGGAGTTCGGACACCCGGTCAGCCAAGTCGCGGCAGGTGGCGGCGTCCGTCACGCCGAAGACGCGCACCTTGCCGGCCAGTGCCTTCGTTTCCTCAATGAACAGCGACCTCTGGTTCTCCGTCATCGTCAGCGGCATGTCGTGTTCCTCCGGTGCTACGGGTCCAGTCCTTTGTCACAGCGCACGGGGTGGCCGTCCCGTTCGCAGTCCAGCACGTCCCGCGCCGGCCCGAGGTGCAGGACGCCACCTTGCGGGCAGTCGAAGCCCTGTGCCACCGGCTCGCACGGAGCCTTCGTTGCGAAGTCCTCCGGGCGCACGGGACGGCGCTCTTCGGCAGCGTCCAGCCCGTGGGTGAAGCCCAGGGCGTAGCCAGCACCTACCGCCGAGCAGAGGGCGCCGACCAGCGCCGCCACCATCAGGGCCAGCCGCGCATTTTCAATACGGGACGCCTTCACGGAGTCCTCCCTTCACCACGGTGGTATCAGCCATGACGTCGGACCTCCAGGGTGTCGAACGGATGCACGCCCAGTCGCCGCCGGTCGTCAATGAACGTCCGAAGGGACGCCTGTACCTCGGCCATGACGAGCGGCGTAGCGTGGCGTCGCAGGTATGGGCCCGCCCACTCATCCATGCTCGCCAATACGGTGGACTCGATTCTGGATAGCGCGGAGTCCGCAAACTCCGGCCTGAGACCTACGGACGGGCGGAAGTCAAATCGCATCTCATGCAGCAGGCGGCGCATGTTGATGCTGATGCGCACATGCGAGGTCCCGGCGTCTACCTCGTAGAGAAATGCGCTGGTCTCAGCCATGGGGCACCCGCACAACCAGCGCCGTGGCATTGTCCGTGCCGCCGCGCTCAATGGCGCGGCAGGTGAGTTCCTCGGCCATCCACCGGGCCGAAAGCGTGGCAACTGGCCCGACATGCGCGTCCATGAGCACCTGACCCACTCCCTGGCTGCCCAGGACGCCCCACACGCCTTCTGTCACGAGCGCGAAGACGTCGCCTGGGTGCGCGTCCGTCTCGTGGTACTCGGGCGTTGCGCTGTCGCCGCCGCTGAGGTCCCCCAGGCGGCGCAGCAGCATGCCCCCTGCGTCGCGGTGGTCGCGCACCAGCAACGAGGGCCGCCACTTCGTCACGGTCCCCTCAACGCCCTCAAGCCGGAGGCGGTACACGCGGACGTCGCCGCACCACGCCGTCAGCGCCCGGTTGCCGCGCAGGAGCAGAGCCGCCAGGGACGCCTGACAGGGGAGGTCCCGCGCGGACTGCTCGCGCAGCACGGCCAGCGAGGCCATGTGCATCCCATGCCGCAAGGCCTCCCCCGCGTCCATGCCCCGCCTGTCGCGCGCCACGTCCAGCACCTGCTGCACCGCCTCCACCGCGGCGTACTGGCCGCCCTGGCGCTGGCCGAGCCCGTCCGCCACGACGAAGCACCCCGTGGCCGCTTCGTACCCGTGCGCGTCCTCCATGCGCGGCTGGGCGCCCTGCTCTCCGTGCCCGTGCACGTCCAGCTTCATCTCCGTCGTCACCTTGCGCTTCGCTGTCATGGCTGCCTCCACTTCTTCTCTTCAAGCATCCGCGCCATGGCTTCGAGCTCTCGCGCGGCGTCACGCTGTTCCGTTTCGTTCAGCCTGCACACCCATACGGTGGACAGGTCGTTGACCTTCTGCGCCGCATCGCCACACCGGGCGAAACGTCGTTCAAGCGTGGCCGCTTCAGCAGCGGCAGCCCGTAGCGCACCGGCGATGTCCCTGCCGATGGTCGGTGCGTCCTCGCGCGGCACCGGCAGCGGGCCGCGTCCCATACCAGCAAGTCGATCCAGGACACGGCGGGCATGCGCCCGGCTGAATGCCGCAAGCACCATGAGCCGTGCCCGGCACCTAGCGTCGCCGACTGCTTCGGCCAATGCGAGGTGACACCGGCCCGCGTACACACTCGCCTCCCACAGCACGGCGAGCTGCGCGGCGAGCGGGCCATGTCTCGGGCTCTGGCGGCGCTGCGCGTCCTCGGGGCTAATCACCTGGCACCTCGCGCACGCGGACGTACTCTGGCCACTCGCCTATGTCGCCGCCCTTCGGGTCGGCCAGGTCCATCGGCACGTCATCAACGCGCGGCGCCATCGACACTCCTCGGATGGTGCGCGTATCGACGGGCTGGGCCCCGAGCTGCTTCACGAAGCACTTCACGCCAGCTTCGGCGCACTGCTTCACGATGTCGCGGACCCACGCGACGTTGAGCGGGCGAGCCTTGCTGCCCGACTCGCCGCCGACAATCACCCACGAGATTGGCCACTCCCACCGCCCGCCCTCGTTTGGGATGCGAGGGTCCGGATGCTGGAGATGATCGCCGCCGTTCGTGTGAAGCACAGGCTTGAGCCACCGAGACAGGTCCACCGGCCCCACCAGAGGCTCAACGGACAGGAAGCGGCGCCGGAAGCCCTTCGCCGCGAGCAGGCGAGGGGCCCACTCGTCCGCCGTCTTCTGGTCGCTGACGGACGTGCCCAACCACACCAGCGGCCGGACGTCCTCGGGCGCCAGGGCCCAGTTCTCCGGGCGCTTCGTGAGGAGGAGCCAGTCCAGGCCGGGCGCCTGGGGCATCGCGAGCGTGCCGCCCTCGCGCTCCAGGTCGTCGTCCGGCAGCGACACTGGCATGCGCGTCGTTTGTCGAATGGTGTCCCAGAGCCGCGCGCGGGCTGCGTCGAGCGCCCGCCGCGCTACGAGAACAAGCTCCCAGCGCAGCTCTTCCTCCAGCGAGCCCCCGGACTCCGGTGGTGCGTGTGGCACTTCCAGTACGTCAGCCAGCGAGGCGCAGAACACGCGCCGCCGCTCTCCCGCGCGGGCCGCCTCTCTGGCCCACTTCAGCGGCTCCTTCCACCCGCTGTCCGCCTTCACGACACGCTGGCCGCCCTGCCACACCTCGCCCCACTGGATCTTTCCGCCAGGGCGCATGGCTACTGGGAGGGCGTGCTCGGCGTAGCACGAGGTACAGCCCGTATGGACCTTGGAACAACCCATCCAGGGGTTGAACGTGTGGTGCGCCCATTGAATCTTCGTCTGCTCTCCCATGTCCGCGTCCCTTCGTCCTGCGTGTCAGTGAATTTCAGAGGAGGGCCACAGCACGAGGCGCGGCGAGTCCTCCCCGAGGAGCAGCAACTGCGACACGTCGTCGAGTTCTTCGAGCTGTAGCCCGACCAGATTGGAGCCGTCGAAGCCGCACACCAGCATGGGCCCCCACACCTCAAGCGGCTGCCCCTGGCGCCCGTCGCGGTCCACGTGGCCCAGGGTAACGTTGCGGCGGCGGCCGCGCTCCTGGGCGTCTTCGTCCACCGCCACGACAAGCCCCGGGCCCCAGGGGAGCCAGTCCACGCGCGCTGCGCCGAGCAGGCGCTGCACCTCGTCCGCGAGCGACTCGGGCTCCACGAGCGCGCGGCTCGGGCTCTTGCCCGGCGACTTCTCCAGCAGCAGCAGGGGCCGGCTCATGGACGCCTCCCGGCGGCGCGCTGCGCACCGCCCGTCTCGCTGTTGCAGCGCTCGCAGGCCGGGCGGATGTTGTGCCGGACGTAGCGCCCGCCCTGGCAACCGGGCGTGACACGGTCCACGGTGACGGTGGTTGCGTCGAGCAGGCGCCCGCACCGGTAGCAGCGGCACGTCCCCGGGCCCTTGTTGGACTCGTAGGCCTTCACGAGGTACGCCCTGCGGCGGGCGCGGTCTGCGCTGTTGCCGCGGGCGTTGCGGTTGGTGGTGCCGCGAGCGGGGCGACTCACGGGTGGCACCTCGCCTCCACAGTCGTGATCGCTTCGGCTTTCATCAGGCCCTCGGGTAGCAGTCGCACCCGGGAGAGGTTCACGCGGTCCATGTTCGTCCCTTCTGGCGCCAGCGGAGGCACCTGGGATGAATGTAAACAGACCGCGCGCACCCAGTCAAGTTCGCTTGCGGAGTTTCGGCTCCTTGCCCCGGGCCCACGTCAAGTCGCCGTTGGCATATCCGTACGCCAACATCTGCACGCCCTGATATCTGGAGTCATCAGTGCGTGCTCCGACCTGGACGCCGAGCATCGCCACCCTGTCCGCAACCGTGCGCTCGACGCGGGCGCCAATGTCTACGTCAACCACGTGGCCTAGCGCGTACGCGACGATGCGGTCGCGCTTCCACTTGAGATCACCGCGCGCGTAATGCTCAAGCAGTGCCTGGACGCCTCGGTACCTGGACCGGCCTTTTCGTGCGCCCACCTGGACACCAAGGGCCTCTATCTTTGTAGCAACCGTCTGCCCTACGCGAGTGCTCACGTACACAACGTCATCACGCTTACGTCCGTGCCTCCCAAGCAGTGGTGTCAGAAGGTCCGGCTTGTAGTCTCGGCGTTTGAGTTGCATCAGGTGGCCGGTGCACAGCGCCTTGCCACGCATGGGCTTGTCGCAGGGCGTGGCCTCGCCCCAGTTCGTAGAGCGCTTGTGTGCCTCGCACGTCGGCTTTGTCGTCACGTTCGTCTCCATGGGTGCATGGTAGTGGGCGCGCGGCGGGTCCGCACGTTTCCGGCTATTGGAGCACGACTCCGCCAGCGGTCTTCGGAGCCTCTTCCGTGTCGCTGGGCTCCTCGGCCGCGTCGCTCGGCGGAGAGTCCGAGGCCTTCTGCTGTTGCTCCGCCGCAGCACGGCGGACCGGTGGCGGCACGTACGCCGTGCACGCGCACGTCTCACCTGGGCGTCCGTCGAACTCAACGCGGATGCTGGCCATGCACTGGCCGCTAGAGCCGGAGTGGTCCGCCTCCGAGTGGCCGCACCTGGCGCGCTGGCAGCGGTGCTTCACCGGGGCCTGCACCGTCATGTCGCTGGTGGCGTCGGGCGTGGCCTTCCGGCGCTGCTCCTCAGGCTCCAGGTCCAGCACCTGGGTAGTCGTCACGGACAGGGAAAGCTCCGACGCGGGTGGTGGGCGCTTCTTCCGGGCTCGAGGCGCTGGCTCCTCATCGTCTTCTTCTTCGGTGGGCGCCTCGACGCGCGGGCGAGAGTGGAACGGCGCGCTGCTGTCGTCCTCGGCGTAGACGCGGTACGACTGGTCGGCTAGGTCCATGGCCCGCGAGTCCACGACCTCGTAAGTGTCCGTGCGGACGCGCCACACCGCGCGCAGCGGGTACACCACCACCTCCAGCGTCCGAACGTCGCGAAACTCCTTCCGGGACTGGATTTCAGCAACGAGCTTCGCGCGGCGCACGTCCACCTCTTCGCGCTTGCGCTTCATCTGGTCCTTGAAGGCCTTCTCCTCCAGGTCCAGCTCGCCCTCCTCCTCGTAGGTGGCCGTGAGCAGGTCGTCTTTCCGGAGCCGTGCCTCGTGCGTCAGCGGCACCGGCAGCGATTCAACCGCCTCGGAAATCTTGCCGCCCTCCCCGAAGATGTGAGCCGTCTGCATCCAGCGCCGGAGCAGGTCCCCCTTTCGCTCCTCTGACGGCACGTCGGCGATGCGGGGGCGCTCCTCGGCAGCCCGTGGCGGTGGCTGGTCGGCCGCACCCTGGGATTCAGCGGTGAGCGCCTCCAGCGCGAGCCCCAGTGCTTCCTCGACATGGTCGTGATCATCCGCGGGGGCCGTGTCGGGGCTGCCGCATCGGCACGTGTCAGCGTCAGCAAGCAGCATTCCACCTTCGGCATCGAATCGATAGGGGCCGTGCGAGACGATGCTGCCCAGGCTTGCCACCTCCAAAGCCAGCGTGGCCCCTTCCGGGGAAATGCTCTCCACGTGGACCGTCCAGACCATCAGCGGCCCCTCGGAGACGTCCAGCGCGTACTCGCCGACCTCGAGCTGCTCGAAGGCCGGCAGCAGCATCCGGAACTCGGGGGCCTTCTCCCCTTGCCCAGGTTCTGCGAGCGGCGCCTGCGGTAGCCCCTGACCCTTCAACGCGGCGCAGGCGTACGCCTCCAGAGCCTCCAGGACGACCTGCGGCACCTCCTTGTAACTCCCGTCCGCCGCCTGGCTGGCGGCCAACACCAGCGACTTGGCGCGCAACGTATCCGCGGCCACGAGCGTCTCGCCCTTCCGCATGTGCCACGGGCCCCAGTTCTTCCCCGTGCTCTCCTGCTCCAGCCGCACTCCTCCCTTGTCGTCCAGCGCCCCGCGCCAGTCCGCCAGTACTCCTTCGCCGAGCTTCGTCCACTGCAACGACGCCTTCGTCTTCGTCATGGTGCGTCCCTCCGGAAAGACACGGAGCCCGGCGGCAGGGGGAACGCCGTCCAGGCTCCGCGGGCGCGGTGCTGCTGGCGCCGTGTGAAAGACCCCGCCCATGCAGGCACGGGGCGCCACCTCCCACGAGGTGGCAGGCGGCGAGCGGTGGTGCTGGTGGAAGCCAGCCCGGCGAATGCCGGCGCCCGCACGCCCACAGGTTCAACCCTCCTGCCCGTCAGCCCACGCGTTCTCTGAAGAGACATCGGCCCACAGCGCGTGCAGCGCTGATGGGTCGTCGGTGTTCAGCGCCGCCACCTCCTCCGACGTGGGGCGGCGAGCCGTGACGTTGACGGCGTTGACGTCGCAGTCGTCCGGGTAGCTGGGGCGAAACGTCAGGTCGAAGTCCAGGACAGAGAGCCCCTGCGGAAGCCCGTCGAAGCCGTCGATGTGGTCGAGCTTTCCGACCTCCTGCTGCTCGTGCTCGACCCAGTAACCCTTCACGACCATCCAGAGCCAGTCTTCGCTGACGGACACGGCGACCATCGCGCGATTCGTCGCCATGGTCAGCCCTCGCTCCCCGGCTCGCGCGTCGTCTGCTGGGCCTGCTTCGCGCGTTCGCGGCGACTCACCTCCGCCTCAACGTCGGCCATGCAACGCGTCAGCGCGGTGAACCAGGGCTGCTTCGGAGCCCCTGGGGACTGCGCATGCTCCGCGCCCTGGTCGTGGACGGCCGAGAGTTCATGGTCGCTCAGAGAGGAGATTTCCCGACCCTTGAGCTTGCCGAAGGTGACCTCCGGCTCGCGAAGTGGCGTGGCCATCTTCTCCATCAGCCACTTCGCCAGCGCCGTCTGCGTTGCGCGCAATTGGGGGGCGTTGTGCACCGGCTTGTCGCTGCCCAACTCTGCCCTCATTGCGTCCACGCACTCGCGGACCTGCTCAACGGTGGCCTCGCCCAGGCGCAGCCCGCTCCACTTCCCGTAGCCGATGAAATCGCCACCGTTCGCCACCAGCGCCGAGGCATGGTCGGCAGGTATCGGCGCGCTGTAGCCGAGAGCGCTATGGGGACCGGCTGGGCGCGCCTCCCGTGTCGCCTGAACGGGCTGCACTGCTCCATCGGTCAGCCACGCCCGGAGCGTCTCCCCGAGCTTCTCCCCTGGCTCCGCTATGACGGCTTTGGCGAGTTCAGGGCAACGCGTCTTGGTGACGACCAACTCGGCGCCGTCGAGGTCGGCGACGACATCAAACTCGTACTCCAGCCCGTCGCGCTGGACTGGCGCAAGCCCCACCTTCCTCGGCGTCTTCTTGCCGTTGACCTCTTCAACCACGTACTCGGTCTTCACGCGCAGCGTCACGATGACGTGAAGCCGGGCCCGAAGGATGGCGTCCACCATGGCGTTGTGCTCCGGCGTCACCGAACGCCACGCGTCGAAGCTGTTCCTGGACTTCGACTGCTTCGCCGCTGCATCCACCATTTCGAGCGCACCACCCTTGCCCATCCATGCGTGCGACAGGCTGTCGATGATGAGGACGTCGTATCCCGCTGCCTCCGCCTCCTGAATCACGCGGATGTAATCGCGTGGGGAGAACGTCTCCAGGTTGTCTGCGTCGAAGTCGAAGCGGTCCGCGTACTTGCTGGCGCTGCCTCGCTCCGAGTCGGCCAGGGCGATGCGCCCTGTCGCGCCCGCGAGTCCTCGAGCTATGCGCAGCGCGGAGAACGTCTTGCCGCTGCCAGACGGGCCAATGAGCGCGACACGCGCCCGCGCTGCTCTCTTGGTGGCTTTCTGAAACGCCATGTGCTGTCCCCTTCAGATGTGCTTCCACGAAGCACGACAGTGAATGTTGCTGATGGTCATGCACGTTACGCCGTAACGTGCGGCAAGCTCCGCATGCATAACGCCGCCTTCGCAGGCGGCGCGAATCGCCAGAACATCGCTGGCCGTGAGCTTGGCCTTCCCGTTTCGCTCGCCCTTGGGAAGGATGCGCCGGCCCTTCTGGTGCATGTCGAGGCTGTTGAGTGCATGAGACCCCAAGAACAGATGATCCGGACGCACACAGGCTCGGTTGTCGCAGTGGTGGCAGACGCACAGGCTGACTGGGACCGCTCCATACTCCAGCTGCCACGCAAGCCGATGGGCGTGAACCAACACGCCCCCTGCTCGAGCTGTCCCATATCCGTTCGCCTTGATGTGGCCGCGCCAGAACCAGCACCCATCCATCGGATGGGCCCGCACATTCGACAGGAAGCGCTGAATCAGTTCCAACCTATCTTCCATGCGTCGTCCCCTCTTCGACCGCCGGGCAATGCGCCCAGCCACAGAATGCACACTACACGCATGGGCCGACATTGCAAGCTCCATGGCGCGCGCCATCTGTTGCCGTCGTGCCGCATGCGGTGTACAGCTTGGATGCATTCCACCAGGAGACCAGCCGATGCCGCGACCGAAGAAGACACCAGCAACCGAGCGCCCGCGAGACGCAGGTCCGCCAGCACCGCTGCCCACGGCCCGCCAGACGAGCGGCAACGGGACGTACGTGCCGTGCGAAGCGTGCGGCGGCATGCGAATGCCCGGCGGGCCCCATGCCGCCGCGCACATTGAGAACCCGCCCCTGCCATGGCCGCAGTGCGAGCACGGTGCAGCGTACCTGGTGGACTGCCGGCGCAATGCGGTGGCGCCCCTGTGCTGCCGGGGTATCGCATGAAGGCCGTTGACCTATTCGCCGGAGCTGGAGGTTGGACTACGGGCGCGACGCAAGCCGGGGTGCAGGTGGTAGCAGCGATTAACCACTGGCCACGCGCCGTGGAGACGCATGCCGCCAACCACCCTGGAGTCATGCACCGGTGCCAGGACATCACGCTGATGGACCCGAGGGATCTGCCTCGCCACGACATGCTAATCGCCTCGCCTGCATGCACAGGCCACACCCGAGCCCGCGGAAAGGAGCGCCCCCACCACGACGCCAGTCGCGCAACGGCGTGGGCGGTCGTGGATGTGGCTGAGGTGACACACCCTCGACTTCTACTGGTGGAGAACGTGCCCGAGTTCCGTCAGTGGCGCCTGTACCGCGCGTGGTGGGCGGCGCTGACGCTGCTGGGCTACCACCTTCAAGAGCATGTCCTCGACGCAGCGGACTTCGGCGTGCCTCAGCACCGGGTGCGCCTCTTCGTGGTGGGCCGTCTGGGCAAACGCGCCCCGGTGGTGGTGGCGCCGCGGGTGCCGCACGTGCCCGTGCGATCCATCCTCCGGTGGGACACCGGCACCTGGTACCCGGTGAGTTCGCGGGTAGAGTCCACGCGCAACCGGGTGGCCCGCGGCCGCGCCGCCTTCGGCCCCCGCTTCGTCATGCCCTACTACGGCAGCGGCTCCGGCGCGACGGGACGCAGCCTGGACCGTCCGCTTGGCACTGTGCCCGCGGCTGACGTCTGGGCCGCGGTGGATGGCGACTCCATGCGGATGCTCACCGTTGCCGAACTCCAGGCAGCCATGGGCTTCCCCGCGGAGTATCGCGTCCTTGGCACCCGGGCAGACCAGACGAAGCAACTCGGCAATGCCGTCGTACCGCCGGTGGCTCGCGAAGTGGTTCGTCAGGTGCTGGAGGCCACCTCATGACGCGCGCCGTCTTCCGCGCGGTTCTGCCGCTCCCGACGTCCGTCAATAACTCCCTGCGGCCAGCCAGCCTCGGCAAGGGCGGCACCAGGCTGGTGAAGACACGCGAGGCGAAGGATTTCGAGACGAAGGCGCGCGCCGCCCTGCGCGGCATGTCGCCGCCGCTGGTTCTGCACCGCGGGCCCGTCGAGCTGTACCTGACCGTCTACGTGCCTACGCTGGCATCCGATGGCCTGAACCGGCTGAAGCTCCTTGAGGACGCACTGAAGGGGCTGGCGCTCCACGATGACAGACAGTTGGTGGAGTGGCACGTGGTGAAGCGCGTCGATGCCGACCGCCCGCGCGTCGAATTCGTCCTTCAGCACGCCAACGTCGCCGAGCACGCGGACGTCGCCGAGCGGCTCGCCCGCGCCGAGCGCGACCTGGGCCCGCCCGCGTACTACGAACCGAAGACGGCGCGCGCGACGGCACGGGCCGCGAAGAAGCAGGCGGGCGTGAAGCTCTCCACCGCGTACAAGCCGCACCGGCCTTGACGCCCAGCCCGGGTGGGGTAGCGTTGCCCCACCTGCTCCGCAGGCGAGTGCCGTACGCTCTGAGGGCCCCCGGTAACGTCCCTTCCCGGGGGCCCTCGTCTGCTCAGCGTTCCCGCTTCGGCTGCGGGATGATGCCCAAGTCGTAGCACTCGGCCAGCGGGACCACTGGCTGCTGGTGTTCGCAAGAGCGAGTGCACGGGCCTCCGGTGTTGGCGCCACATCCGGCCCGGTGTTGCGGCTCGCCCTCCTCCCCGCCGACCTCAGACGTGGGCCGGGAGGTGCAGGAACAGGGCAGCGCATTGCCGGTGGTGTCGTCCTCAAAAGAATCGCAGTCCTCATTGTGCTGCGGCTTCCCGCCGCCCTCGGGCGTGGGCGCGCCCGGGGCGAGGCCCAGCACCCACCGAATCTGAGCACCCTCCGGGTCGCTGCCCCAGGCCTCGTGCGCCACCCTGGCCAAGTTGGCCCGGTCCTTCGCGCGCTCGCACGCCTCGCGGTACTTCCGGGCGTCGAGGACGTCCTGGATCTCCCCAGCGTTTGCAGTGTTCCTTGTGTTGTGAATGGAGATTCTCTCACTAGTCATTGTGCCTCCAGCACTATGTCTGTTACGGGCGATGTCGCGACCACACTCAGAAGGGACTCGTGGAGATAAACGCGCTCTGTTCGGCGCCCGCGAGTGCCGTTGCCACTTAGCTTGGCGCCAGAGCCGGCGGCTAGAATGCAGACGAAATCATGGGGAGCAGAGTATTCGGACGCAACGACTACGTTACGGCGACTGGCAGATCGCACCCAGTCCCAGAAAGCCGACGTATCAAACCTGCCTTGATACTCTGTCGTCCCAAGATAGGGTGGGTCCGCGTAAATGAGCGCGCCCTGCCAATCCCCTTCTCGGTAGTCGCAACATGACAGGCTTACATCGCGACACTTCGCCATTGTGTTCAATAGAGACTTCCGAGCCACTCTCGCGAAGTAGTGGCGCGCTTTTTCGGGAGGGGATAGGCCTGCGGCGGCAGCCTCGTCAGAAGACAGGAGGGTGCGCGAGTACCCATCTTGGGCCCGCCCCACCCAGCGCTTAATGTCCACAGAATTATATCCCCACCGGAACGACACAGAACCGTCCGGCCGCATCTCCTTCCCCCAGTGGTTGGAGTCGCGGCGGGCATACCCGCCGAACCACTTTCCACCAAACGAACATCCGAACCCCGCGAACGCAGTCATCGGGTCGTCCGGGTCTCGTGTATCGGATAGGCGCGCGTATTCGGCTTCCGCAAGAGATTCCGGAGGAGCCCAGCCACCCTGCACAGCACGCAGCAAACAAATAAGGGGGCGGCTGATGTCATTTGCGTAGCGTTCTCCACTCATTGCCGACGTCACCGATAAGGTGCCGCAGAAGAGGTCCACAAATGGACGACCACTCCGGATGGACTCAAGCAACGCGGAAAGTGGTCGGGCGATTTGTCTCTTGCTCCCCATGTATTGCATATCAGTCCTGTCCGTGTTTTGTTGTTTTGCAGTACGGGCACGTAATCCGCAAATTGCCAAATGCAGATTCGCCATAGCCCTTGCCCCAGCACGCCCAGCACCATCGATTCACCACGCCCTTCGCGGCCTCGTAGGCGGCGGCCATGCGCTCGAAGTCAAGGGCCGTAACGCCAACGCTGTCCCCTTGAAACTCGGCCCGGTATACCTCGCCGCTGATGCGCGCGCTCATGGGCGGCGTGAAGCGCAGCAGCATCCGCCCCACAGCGGCGAACGGCCCCACCGCCTCCAGCAGCCCGGCCGGGGCGGTGGGCGTGGCGGGCCTCGACCTCAAAGTCGCGAGTGCGAGCGCCATCTCAGCAGCGGTGTGTGCGTCGTCGCGCGCAACCATGCGCTGGCCGTGCACCGTGGCCTCCAGTTCCGCCACGCGCCGCTCGGCGGCCTCTCGCTCGGCAGCGAGCCTCCGCACGAACTCCGGGAAAATCTCCGAGTCCTTGGCGCCCAGTTCCTTCCGAAGCGCGTCGTTCCCGTCGAATTCCGCCTGGAGGTCGCGCTTGTAGGCGTCGCGCTCCGCCTCGGCGGCCTCGGCGCGGGACTTCTCGGCCAGCCAAACGTCGTTCAGGAGCTTGTTGGCCTTGGCGCATCGCTCGTTCTCGGCCTCCAGCGTTGCGACCTGGGCGCGGAGATTGGGAAGGTACGTTGCCATGCGCTGCCGAAGCTCTTGCACCTCCCTCAGGAACGCGGCGGCCTCCTGCCGGGCGGCGTCGCGCTCGGACTCGGCCTGTTCGGCGCGGTTCTCCATGCCGCGAACCAGGGCGGAGACCTTGCAGCGCTCTTCCATCTCGCTGTCGCGTTCGCGGGTGCGCTGCGCCAACTCCGCCTCCAGCGCCCTCCCCTGCACGGCCCAGGCGTGGAGCCGGGCGAGGGCGGCGTCTTCCGGCATGCGCACGTCCTCTGGCCAGTTTTTGAGCGCGGCACTCAGGGGCGCAAAATCCCGCGCCACCTCCTCCGAGGTGGGGGGCGTCAAGGTCGCAATGTGCGCCAGTGCCCGTTCCAAGCCGCGCGCAAGGTCCGTGAAGGTCGGGCTCGTCTTGCCTGCCGCCATCCGTCGAAGCTCTGCCAGTTCGTCCGCAGTCAGCCGCGTCCCTTCGGCCATCGTCCTGCCTCCATGCATGCGGAGCGAATCGCCCGCGCATTCACATCATCGCATGCGCACTTGCGCATGTCCACAGATTGCGCTTATTCTGGCGACACTCGCCGCGATGTCGGCGAGCGAAGGGACATGCCATGACGACATTGAAGCCGCTGAAGCCGAACTCCTACGAGGTGATGGACGGCGCTACCGTGCTGGGTACGGTGCGCCGCGTGACGGTGCGCCAGCTCGGGCGGGACGTGCTCCGCTGGAAAACTGCGGCACCAGGACAGGCAGAGTCTGAGGTGAACCACGTCACGCAGCAGGGGGCGATTGACTCTCTGAAGCCCAAGCCGCAGTCGCCGCGTCGTAGTCCCGCCCTGGTCAGCGTCGTCTTCAAGCTGCAGCGCACCAGCAGAGACGCGGTGGACCAGCTCGCGACGGAGACGCGGGTGCGCAAATCGGAGTACCTGCGCGAGGCGATTGCCGACCTGCTCGCCAAGCACGCCGAAGAACTGGACGGGACGCCATGAGCGCACCCCACTGCGACTGGTGCGCGTGTCCGTTCCGCGCGGTCCTCCTGCAGGTGACGCGGGCGGGGGCCCGTCCGGCTGTCATCTCCCGGCACTACGGGCTGCACCTGTCCACCGTCTCCACCGTCCTCCAGTCAGCTCGGAAACTCGGCTGCTTGCCGGCCCCGGCCTGCACCTTCTGCCCCAGGACGGTCAACGTGCTCGGTGGCATCTGCGGCGCTTCGGAGTGCAGGCGCGCGTATGAGCGCGAGTGCAAGCGCCTCAACCGCGCGCGCTACGGCCGGGGTTCGGCTCCTGGGGCCGGACGTCCCCGCTACATCGAGCCAGAGGGCTTCGTCTGGCCGGTGCTTCCCGAGAACCAGCGACGGCAGACGGGCCGGGTTACGCCTGTCGTCATCCGTGCGCCGCCCATCCTCTACCCGGCGTTCCTGCGCGGAGAGGGCAACCGCTACCCGATGCAGGCCCCGAGGAACCCCTTGACTGCCCCGCCACTGGCACCAACGCTGTGCAGCACCTGGGATGCGAGGTGGCGCCGTGCAGCGTGAGCCGCCGCGCCCCTACTACGAGGAGCCGCGCGCCAAGCTCTACGTTGGCGACTGCCTAGATGTGCTCGCGACCCTGCCGGACCGCGCGGCTCGGACCTGCGTCTCCTCCCCGCCGTACTGGGGGCTCCGTGACTACGGCGTTGCGGGCCAGATCGGCAACGAGCCTACACCAGAGGAGTTCGTCGCCAAGCTCGTGGCCGTGTTCCGCGAGGTGCGGCGCGTGCTGGCCGATGATGGAACGCTCTGGCTCAACCTGGGCGACTCCTACGCGGGTGCGGCTGGCGGATGTCAGGGGAAGAACGGCCAGCGTGCGTCTCGGGCATTCACTGCCAAGGTGCAGTCTAAGGCCGGAGAAGGGCTCAAGCCGAAGGACTTGGTAGGCATCCCGTGGATGACCGCCTTCGCGCTCCGTGCGGACGGCTGGTTCCTTCGCTCAGACGTCATCTGGCACAAGCCCAACCCGATGCCCGAGAGCGTCACGGACAGGCCGACGAAGGCACATGAGTACGTCTTTCTCCTCACGACGTCAGCGCGCTACTTCTACGATTCGGCCGCCATTCGCGAGCCTGACAGCGGGCTTCCTTCTGGCAACGGCTTTACCGGCCGGCAAGGTGGTTCCGAGCGTGTTGGCCACCTCAGCGGCGGCCCAGGCACATCTGAGCGATGGCAGCCAGGGAAGGGACGCAACGCCCGCACCGTGTGGAGCATCGCCACTCAGCCCAGCGGCGTGGAGCACTTCGCGCCGATGCCGCCCGAGCTGGCGCGAAGGTGCATCCTCGCAGGCAGCGCGCCCGGTGACACGGTGTTGGACCCCTTCAGCGGCGCCGGCACAACGGGCATGGTGGCCATGCAGAACGGCCGCCGATACGTGGGGGTGGAACTCAACCCCGAGTACGCGGGCGAGACGGTGACGCGCTGGAACCGGGAATGCGCCCAGCTCGGCATTTTCGCCGGCTGAGCGCCCGGTGAAGCCCTACTCCTCGGTGGCGCGCTTCCGCTTGCCCCACCGAGCCTCAGCCGCCTTCCTGCCGGCGGCGCTGCGCTTCGGGTCGGGCTTCTTCGCCCGGCCCACCTTCGGCGCGGCGCCCTTCCGGGCCTTCGCCTTGCCGCGGGAGGTAACATTCCGCTTGTTGGACGTCTTCTTGGTGACTGCCGTCTTTCTCGAGGCCATCGGCCCTCCGTGGTAGGTGCGTGAGGGTAGCGCCGTTGCGTCCAGGCGCAAAGCAGATACTCGGACGCATGTTGGGGACGAGATGACGCTGACGCAAGTGCAACTGGATGACGTGAAGCGACGTGCTGAAGTCGCGGGTGATGAAGACGTGCTGGACGTGGTGGCGGAACTGGAGCGGCTGCGCACGCCCACGGGCGCCCCCGGGCGGGCGGGGTACGACGCCTACGGTGACGCGCGCGGATGGCGCGTCTTCAGCGGCGCCCCCATGCCGACGTGGGAGCAGCAGCTGGAGAAGACGCCGGACGTCGCCGCAGCGTGGGTGCGTGCCGGCCAGGCGGAGCGCGCGGTTGCGTACACGCTGGCCGCCGGGCGTGTGTCGCCGAGCGATGCGGACGCCGTCAGGAAGTTGGCGCACGCGCCAACTTCCGCAGCAGAGCGGATGGCCCGCGTGGCGTCGCTGCTGCGCGAGGCGGGCGCCCTCTCCGCCGAGGTGTTGGTGGACACGGACGCCGAACCAGGACTTCGCGCGGTGGCCGAGAGCGCCTGCCGCGTGACGACCTCAGAGTCCACGGCGATGGCGAGCCTTCGCTGCTGGCAGGTGCGGTGCGAGCTCGGCCCGCCCCCCCCAGACATGCAGCCGTCGTCCTTGCTCATTTGGAACGCGGCTACTACGACACAGGTGGCGCTCACCAGCGCGCGCGCCGCCGCTCGTAGCCACTCTTCCCCAGCCTTGGGGGCCGCCATGGCCTACCTGGAAAGAACCGCCGAGCTTCTGGAGACGGCCCAGCGACTGGACCCGGTGGAGGAAGAGTCTCCCCGCCAGGACAAGCCGTGAGACTCCTGCCCCTGCCCGCGGTGGTGCTGATGGTCGCCATCGCCGCGGAGCGGGCGGCCCAGGGGTTGTGGGGCGCGACCGTGGCGTTCGCGCTGCCGGCCGGCGCTCTCCTCTACCTGGCGGCGCGGCCCCGGGGCCCGTGAAGTGTCAGCCTGGGCTCGTCCTTGGGGCCAGGTGGGGGCCGGGACGCCCAGGAGGAACTACATTGCCCACGTCAGGGCAAGCGGGCGCCCTCGTCCAGCCCGGCAGGAGGACACGTATGGCTACAGCTACCCGATTCGCCATCCTGAGCGACTGCCTCTCCCGCGCCGCGCGGGCCCCCGGCCTGCGGGCTGACCCGGGGCTCGTCTCCGAACTCCACGCAGGCGAGCGCCAGCTGCGCGAACTGCGCCAGGAGCATGAGCGCCTCGCCCGGGTGCGGGACGCCTTCGCCAGCGTCCGGCTCACCGTCGGCGAGGGGGCGCCCGTGGAGCGCCTCCAGGCTGCCCTGCTCGATGCCTACCAGCAGGCGGCGCCTCACTTCAACGAGACGCCTCCCGCAGGCCAGTAGTTCCCCAGCCCTCCACGGGGCTCCAGGTGCCGTCCGGGGCCCGGCGCCACGTCGCGCCGCCGGCGAGCGTCACCAGGTTGCGACCCAGCGGCCGGTGGCTGCGGTACCAGCGCCTCCAGTGGGGATAGCCGGTCCGCCAGCCGAAGGCCACGGCGCCGACCCACCCGAAGGTGAGCGCCAGTGCCACGAGTCCCAGCCACGGCATGAGGGCCCGGAGTTGCGCAGCCCTGGGCGAGCACTCCACCCGCACCGGCTCCCGTCCCTCCGCCTCGGCCTGCTCCTTCTCCCGGGCGCCGATGGAATCCAGCTCGGCGCCGTAGAGCAGCGCGGCGATGGACACCCCCAGCGCGGCCGCGGTCCGGAGCGTCTCCACCAGCGGCGCCTCCCCCAGGCTGCCGCCGTGCTGGAGCGCCACGGCACCCAGGAGGAGCGCGCCGTACGCCACGCGCTCCAGGTGCCAGGTCCGCACCCCGACTGCGTCCGCGCGCGCCTCCAGGACCAGCAGCACCCGGCGCAGCCATGGCCCCAGGTCGCCGCGTTCCTCCACGATGCTTCCAAGTTCTCTGGTCATGCTCATGACGTCCTCCGCTCACATAGGGTTGGGCCGGATGCGATCCTGCGGGCGGCTACTTGGGGCGTTGGCTGGCTGGGATGTCGCTACCATCCCACCAACCCTCTGCGTGTCCGAAACAGACTCTGATGCGCCGCCACCACCTGCCCAAGAAAAAAAGGCCCCTTCTTCTTCCTTGTCGCAGATTTGAGGAAGCGTCACGGCTCCGACGCCTCCCCACTTGGAATACTGCTCTTCACATCCTTCATCCGAATTATCACTACAGATGAAACACGTTCCCATGGTGTCTCCAGCGGTGGCCCGAATCTCGAGCGGGTGGTGCCCCGGTGAGGCCCGGGGCGTGGGTGCTACGCGGCGAGCTGCATGCGGCCGGTGGCGACGAGGAGGTCACGGAAGGCCACGGCGGCCTCGTAGTTGGCGGCGGCGAGGTTGCCCCAGGCCTTCGAGTCGTTGGGGTTCTTCAGCACCGCGTCAGTCAGCTTCGCCATCTTCTTGTCGGAGTTGCGCGCCATGTCGTGTCCCTTCGTCCCGGGCGGCTTCAGCGCCGCCCCATGAAGAGAGTTATACGCAGGTCCCGATGCCGTGTCAACAGGTCGCGCGCACGCGTTGGCGTGACGGGTCGTGCATGGCGGTTGTCGCGAATTCCCGGATGCTCCACGCGCATGCAACACGCGCGTTGGCGGTGCCGTTCCCAACGCAAGCGTCCAAGCGCATCATACGTTCGTGCAATGCGTGCCGCTGGAGCTGTACCTGTCCCCGACAAGCAACGAGACGCTGGAGTCCGCAGAGGCGCTGGCTCGAGCCCGCTGGCTCCGCCTTGCGGAAACGTCGGGCCTGACGCCGGCATGGCCCTCGGTGGTAGCAACGGCCACCGCGTGGGGTGTGCATGTACGCGGGATGCTCTGGCGCCCGGCGCCGCGCGGGCTGTAGTCCATACCTCGCGAGAGGTACGCCGCGGAGCTGGCGCAGGACGCCCAGGCTGGTAGCTTCCGCGCCGTCCACCGGCCGTCCTGGCCGGCGGCTCTACGAAGGACGTCCCCATGAAGCTGGTCACCCTGCCCGAAGGCCCGTGAGTTCTGGTCGGACCTCGTGGAGCACTCCAAGAAGCAGGGACGGCAGATGTTCGAGGACACCAAGAAAACGACTGGGCTGAAGAATGGCGACATGCGCAAGAAGGACTGGGACTGCCTCTTCTGGCGTGTGGCGGCCACGTTCGCGAACCAGCTCCAGCGCAAGCAGCCAGGACTCCAGCCACCGCAATTCGCACGGGACCTCGAGAATACGGCCATGGACGAGGACGACTGCCCCGACCAGGGCGGGCCCGGCTCGTTCGGCGTTCAGGTCTTCCAGACGGCGGCCAATCAGGTTTCAGCGAGGCGGAACGGCTGGCAGATGACAGCAAACACCGAGCCCTCGCGTGACGAGCTTCCAGCCAGCGCTCGCTTGTCGGCAGAGGCCATGCGCACCTTCATGGCCGTGGGCGTCGCGATTGGCGACGCAGCCCGAGGTGCCGCCGCGGCAGCTGGCGGCGTGCTGCCGATTCTCGTCCTGCCCCAGGAGATGGTGGACGAACTCGTAAGCGGCCAGAAGTCACAGAAGCCGCTCTGAGCATGCGTCGTCATGTGGCGCACGATGCGGGCGGCGTGCAGTGGGCGCGGGCGCTGCACCGTGAGCACCTCTCCACCAGCGGCGGCGCGGTGGTGGAGGGGTAGGCGCTGGGGCCGATGGCCGCGTACGCCGCACCTCAGCCCTTCGTGATGCGTGTCGTAGCCGGCGGACGTCACGGCTGAAGCTCGAGCCGCCCGGTGGCCTGCACCGCGCGCAGCTCGCACAGCGGGCAGCCCGTGGCGCCTCCACGTTGGCTGCGCGTCGCAACCGTGGTGCCGCACCGCACGCAATGGAACACCGCGTCCAGGCCGAAGAAGCGAGCCTCCTCGGCTGCCTCCAGCAGAACGGACCGAAGCATGAGGCTCTTCCACCACGCCATCAGGGTTCCCCTTTCAGGCTCGTGGGCGGGCGTTGTCCCTTGACGACAGGCGAGAAGCAGCCGCCCTTGTGCTCGTAGAGTCCGGCGGAGCATGGGGGCTCCGCGCCCTCCACCTTCGCCCAGCACGCGTTGTTGATGACGTGCATCCATTTCTCTTTGCACGGCGGGCGCTCCCAGTTCGAGCCGGGGGGCGGCGCGGGCGGCAGGATGCGCCGCACCGGCCTGTTGCCCCACTCCTGGCCCGTGGTGACCAGCACGGCCCCGTCAACGTCGGCGGCGACCACCACCCGGGGCCTGCGCAGCGGCAGCACGCACAGCTCGAGACCGAGCACCGTCAGCAGCACCCACAGCCAGGGATTGCGCGGCGGGCGCGGTGGCCAACGACTCGGCAGCAAGTACTCCCACGCGCGAGGCTGTGGGCAGATGGCTAGCATGGCGACTCCAGGACTACACGTAGCGGTGACCCGCATGAGGACTTAGCGGCCACATACACAGTGCATCGCCGACCATCCAGGCGCCAGAATCCAGACAGGCGCGCGTCTACCGCCCGAGGCTCGTGTCTGGCCGGCGCGCGGCGCCCACGGCAACGAAGCAGGCCCCCTCGTCCTCGTACAGCTCCGGCGGACAGGGCGGCTTCCTGGCGGCGCGGATGTAGCAGGCCCCGCCGCGCGCCTCCTCAACATTTTTCAGGCATGGCGGACGTTTCTGCCACCGCTCCGGACTGGACGGAACCGCGCGACCGACCTGGAGCGGGACTGATGCGTCCACGTAGGTGTCCACGACCACCGGAGCGGGCGCGAACTCCTCGCCAGCGTCCGGCGCCACCGCCAGCCCGGCCGCGTCCGGGGGCTCCGGCCGAGTGGCTCCCAGCGTCAGCACGTCCAGGCAGCACCACGCCAGGGGCAGGCACGCTGCGAGGGCCAGCCACGGCCAGGGGCCGCGGACCCGTTCCGGCTGGGGGTTGTGGCGGCGCGGCTCAAGGCCGGATCGAGGGGCGCGGTGCTTCGACGGCGAGCCTGGGGCGGGGCAATGGGGAGGGTCGTCCATCTCCAGAGTGTCCGTCCGCTCACACTTTGCGTCAACCGTCCTGCTGGGCATCGCGGGTGGGTCATTTGAGTCTTCTTGACGGCGCCACAGACTGCGCGCATTGTCGCAAGCAGGTGCTGCCCAGGACCGCGACCCGGGGCAGTGCAATCCCTACCCTGTATTGCCACCTTCACGGGTGGTAGTCGGCTCCCTCGGGTGCTGTCGCGGCCCCGAGGTGAGCCGGCGCTTTCTCCCATGACACAACCAGCGAACGCGCACGCCGCTGAGCCGCGAATCCGAGCTCTCACCCTGTGGCGTCCCTGGGGCTGGGCCATCTTCCACGGAGGCAAGGACGTGGAAAACCGGGGCCTGCGATTCCCGGCACCGCCGGTGGGTTCCTGGCTGGCCATCCACAACGGGAAGACGTGGGACGAGGAAAACGCCGAGGCCATGGAGGACGAGTTCGGCCTGACGGTGCCGCCGGAAGACGAGCACCCGGCCGGCGTCATCATTGGCGTGGCCCGGGTAGAGGCCGTAACGCGCGGGACACCTCTTCGCCCGAGCCGCTGGTACATGGGCGAGACAGGGTTGTGGCTCGCCGAGGCGACGCCCATTGCGCCGGTGCCCGTCCGTGGCGCTCAAGGGCTATGGCCTCTTCCTCCGGATGTTCTGGCAAAGGTGCGCGAGGGTTGGGCCGCAGCCCGGAAGGCGGTGACGCCGTGAACGCGCACGCCCACGCCGCCCGGAAGCACGCGAAGCGCCGCGCTGTGTCGCGCTTCGGCGCACGCCTCAACCGCCACCACCTGCGCGAGCTTGTAGAATCCATCCGCCAGGGCCGGGCGCGCTTCCTCTGGCGCGAGTCACGCACCCGGTGCTGCTTCCTGGTTGCCGTGAACGGGAAGCCCGCGGTAGCCGTCTACTCGTCCCAGAGCGGGGTGATTCACACGTTCCTGACTCTGGAAATCGCTAGGCGCAAGCTGACGCCGCTCGGCGTCTTCGTGCCCGAGGAGGTTGCACCATGCGCGTGATGTTTTTCGGCTCCCGATCGCTGACGTGGCGGCATCTCCCGGTGCTGCGCGCACTCGCGCTGCATGCATCCCTCGACTTGGCGCAGTACGACGCAGGGCACTCAGTGCCGCACATGGACCTCGACCTGATGCGCCTGTTGATGGCCGGCGGCGATGACGAGTGGCCAGCCCTGCCGGAGTCCGAGCCCTTGATCCTCCTGCATGGCGACGGCCCGCCAGGGAAGGTTCCCGGGGCCATCGGCGCCGACAAGCTCGCGGAACTCGCGTGCATGGAGGGGTGGCCAGAGCGTCGCAGGCTGAAGCGCTTCCCCGTCGAGCAGCATGCGGGCGAGACGTGGGGCCAGGCCGCGGCGCGCCGGAATGCGGCCATGGTGGCAGCGCGCCCTCACCGCGCATATGCGATTCACACCGACCTCGACGCATCAAAGGGCAGTTCGATGACGGCCAGCTTCCTCACCTCGGCGGGGATTCCGTACTGGTACGTCCGGGTGCGCCAGTCCGGAGAGCTGGTGTCCGTGGAGCAGCGGTAGAACGCCATGTTGACGGGCGGGCATGCCGCCAGTACCTTCACGCAGTTCCCGCTGGTGTCTTGCACCATCAGCGGTGTTGAATCCCTTCAAGTGCCTGGGCTCACGCCTTTGGCTGCCCCGGACCCACGCGTGTGCAAGCGCGTGGGTCCGGGGAGTCCTTTCCGATGGCCCCTTGCCTCCCAGTGCAGCAGCAGGACGCGCCGCCCGCGGATGCTCCCGGTGCCGGGCTTGCGGCATCCGAGCTGGAACTGCTCCGGGCCGAGATCGCTGAGGAGCGGGCCGCACGTCTCGTGGCGGAAGGTGTGGCCGAAGGCTACCGGCGCGCGCTGGCGCAGCTGCTCGCGGCGCTCCCCGTCGGGACTGTGCCCCCCTCCGCTGTCCCCATGTCCCCTGGGGACATGTCCCCATGTCCCCAGGGACATTCGGGGACATTCGGGGACATGAAGGGGGGTAGGGGGGTAGCAGCAACAGCGACGACGAAGTCGGAGCTGTTGAGAGAGAAAGAAAGACTCAAGAAGCAAAGACAGAGAGCACTTCAAAAAGCTGCTGCTGAAGCCGCGCGAGGAGTGTCCCCTATTGTCCCCAGGGGACAAGGGGACATGTCCCCTGTCCCTGTTCCAGTTGAGGCCTCGACCGTCACATCCAGTCCGCCAGCAGTTCGCCGCGCGCGCCCGGCCTGGATGGAAGACTCCCCGCCGGGCCCGGAGGTGGCCTTCTTCGCCGCCTGCCAGGAGGCGCGCCGTCAGGTCTTCCCCCAGGCGCTGCCGGAGTCCCCGCCCCCGACATGGGCCTCCTGGTACCGAGAAGCCCTCGCCGTAGTCGGCGGCGATGAAGCCCGGCTGAAGGCGGCCTGGGGCGCCTACCTGAGCGATGACTGGGCCCGCAAGTGCAAGCCGGTGTGCCCCGCAAAGGCCTTCTGCGCGCCGGAGGTGTGGCGGCGGCACGTACCAGGGCAGGACGTTCTCGCCCCAGGCGCCCCGAGGACCAGCTCGCCCCACCGAAGGGGCAGCCGGACGGACACGAGCATGAGTGACTGGAGCAGTTTGCCCGAGGGGGGGATTGACCTCTCGGCGCCCGAAGAAGGGACGACGACATGAGGACGGAGCGAGTCGAGGCAGAGAACGGCAGCCCCGAAGAGCACCCGATGCGCAAGGTGCTGGGCTGGCTGCGCAACGGCGGGGGGCGAGCGTGGCGCGAGGAGCGCCAGCGCCTGGAGCGCGAGGGCCGGGAGATCGTGCTGTGTCCCCCGGACTGCTCCGCGAAGCTGCGGGCGGACACGCCGCACGCCCATACGTGGTGGGATATGTGGACCATGCGCGGCATGGCCGAGTATGAGTGCGAACTCCGGCGCGCGCTGGCCGAGAGCCAGACGGCGAAGCCTGACATCATGGGCAAGCTCGCCGCCGCGGGGGTGGGGCGGACGCACCTGGACAGGCTCCGGGAGAAGATGGACGAGCGCGCCAGCTTCCGCGCCGCGCGCAGGTGGTGGGACCAGCCACGTCCCATGATTTCGCCGGACCAGTACGGCAACCCGGCCCGACGCGGGCCCATGTCCTTCCCCTGGTTGCTGCTGCTGGGGGCCACAGACTCCGGGAAGACTCAGGCCGCCGCGTGGTGCCTGCAGCAGCACTTCCGCGCGTGGCCCTGGAACGGTCAGGCCAGCGGCCCCCGACAGCCCCCGCCGGGGCTCTTCTTCACCGCCGCCGAACTGCTCACCCTTCACGCCGCAGGCAGCGACGGCATCCAGGGGCGCGACAGGCTGGATGACCTGCGGAGAACGCCCCTGCTCGTTGTGGATGACCTGGGCGCCACGCCCCTCACGGAGTACGCGCTCGGCTTGCTGTACGACATCCTCGATACACGGTACCGCGAGCGCCGCCGGACGGTGCTGACCGCCAACCTATCGCCGCGGGACTTCGAGCAGCGCTTCGACCTGCGCGGTGGGCAGCGGGACGGCGCTTCCAACGAGGGACGCCTGTATCGGCGGGCCTCCGAGCACGGATACATGGCGCACCTCACGAAGACGGGCGGGAAGCTCTTCGTCGGCGGACGCGAGCAGACGGCGAAGGCAACCTGAGCGGCGGACACAGCACAACCAGAAGGGACGGAAGCATGAGCACGAATGCGATTCACGAGGCGCTGGCGGAGCTGGAGAGGCACTCCAGCACGGACTGCAACAGCAGCGCGCACGCCAGCGACGTGGTGAAGATTCTGGAGGCGGCGCGCGCTGGGCTCGCAGCGCTGGAGGCCGACGACGCAGCGCTGCTGGCTGCGCTGTGGACATTGCAGCACGTTGAGTCCAGGAATCCGGAAGAGGGCATGTCCTACTGCCCTGCCTGTGGCGAGTGCGAAACCGGCCACACACAGGACTGCGAGTTGGCCGCCATCCTGTCCGACCCCCACCCGGGCGCCGCGCTGCTGGAAGAACTGCGCACCCTCCGCGCCCAGGTCGCAACGCTGGAGGCCGAGAACGAGCGATGCGCCAAGGCCAACAAGCTCCTGAACGAGGTTTGGCTGGCCGAGAAGTCCCGCGCCGAGGCCGCCGAGCGGCGCGTGGCGGAGTTGGAGGCGGAGGTGCTCAGCTTGGAAGAGGCACTGAAGGAGGAACACCTCAAGGCCGAGGGAGCCTATGCGCGCGGTCTCGTGGCCCACGTGGCGGAGGAGCCCGCCACGCACCCCGAGCACGCCCCGGCCGGTCCACCCCAGGCGCTGCGCCTAGCGGCCCTGGCACTGGCCCTGAAGGTGGTGGAAGAGGAGCGCGCGAAGTGGGGTGGGGCTGTCCACACGGCCTGCGACGCCATCTCCGGGCGGCTCCGCTACCTCTCGCAGTACCACTTCCCGCCCGCCCCGGCCGGGCTGCTGGATGCGGTGGGCATGGCGCTGGAGGCGTACGAAGGGCTTGACGCGGCGACGTGCCTTGAGGAGTTGCAAGCCGCCAAGAAGGCAACGCCGCCAACCATGTCCCGCCTCCGCTCCGTCTACGAGGCCGCGAAGGGCGGGGCCACGGACCGGCTCCAGCGCCTGGAGACGTTCGCCGAGCACTTCGCGGGGCTTGTTGACGCCGCCGTGGCCCACCAGCAGTGGAAGGCGGATGGCTCGAAGGGGATGCAGGTCCCGTTTCACGACGACTTCGCCAACGCCCCTCCATCCGTCATTGGCTCTCTGCGCCGGCTCGCGCGAGACGCCCGGGAGGCGCTGAAGCCATGAGCGCATGTCTGGTGTGCGGGGCAGATGCCCCCGGCGGCCCGATAGTGGGCATCAAGCAGCGGCACCTGTGCGACGAGCATCGGACAGCCTGGGCGGCATCTGGGGAGGCCAAGCGCGCCTTTGCGTCAGCTAGCACCCGGGCGGCGCGGCTGGCCTTCATGGACTGGCTGACCCGGGTCCGCGCCGAACGGCGGAACGCGGCGACGTAGCGAGGTTCTGGCGCCGGCTCACCACCGGAGCATGATGCGAACGCAGGACACCCAGGAGGGACACGTGACGCCTTTCTTCGAATCGCCGCAGCAGGTGGACGGCAAGCCGCAGGTCGTCATCTACAACGCCCGCTGGGAGGACGTGTGGCCCACGCTCGGGCTCCAGCCCAAGGACGTGGACCTGTGCTGGGCGGACCCGCCGTATGGGGTGAAGGAACGAACGAAGCGAAACAGCGCGGGGCGCGGAATCGGAGAAAAGCGGATTCATGCCAGCAGGCGGGCCCGGGACTGGAGTGAGTTGGTTGGAGATGATCGAAAATTTGACCCCATGCCGCTGTTGGAATTTCCGCGCTTGGTCACATGGGGTGCGAACCACTACGCGCGACAACTCCCGTTGTCCTCGTCATGGTGGTGGGACAAAAGAGAGGGGACGACGCCTGACGACAACGCAGACGGCGAGCTGGCGTGGACGAACCTGGGAGGGCCCGCGCGCCAGTTTTCGCACCTCTGGAGGGGGCTGTGTCAGGCATCGGAGAAGATGGGTGGCGGTGAACGTATCCACCCCACTCAGAAACCCGTTGCCCTGTGCGAGTGGGGCTTCCAACGCGCGGGGCTCAAACCCGGCCAGCTCGTCTTCGCTCCGTACTTGGGCAGCGGTCCCGAGGTGCGGGCCGCGATCAACATGGGTCTGCGCATCATCGGCTGCGAGGTGGACGCGGACTACTGCCGGACGGTGGTGGCCCACCGCGTCGCGCTCGCGGCGCCCCGCAGGGGGCAGGAGGGTCAGGTGCTGCTACCGCTCTGACGCGCCATAGCGCCCGCCTGCCGCCACCGCAACTCAAAGCGCGCGACCTGTTGACACCTCGACACGAGGGGCGCTATGTCTCTGGGCGTGGACGGCGCACCCGGCCACCCCTCAAAGCGTGCGACTTGTTGGTCGCATGCGCACGAGGGAGTAGCGCGAAGTCGCGAAGTATGCTGTAACATTCTTGCCCCGCTGCTTGCGGGGTTGTACGAATGGAAACACCGGGGCTGAGCTGGTTGTCTTGGCGGACCCAGCCCAACCCCGGGCACCACCCCGCACGCTGCCAGGCGCGCGGGAACACAGCTGGCATCCCCCCGAGTCAGTGAGGCAACACCAGACATGAAAATCATAAACCGCGCTTCGTTTCTCGCATTCTTTTCGCTCGTTTTCGCAGCATGCGGTGACGGGCAGCAGACAGAGCAGACGGGCAGTCACACCTACGCGGACGGACCGGATGCGTCCGCCATCAACTGCAGCACGTATCCGCTTCCCGCGGGCTGCTACGACGAGAACGAGGATGGGCCGAGGGAGGTCTACATGCCGGTCAACGGCAGCGGTCTCACTCCCGCACAGGTCCAGCTGCGGCTCAAGGCCGATGGCTACAGCGGGCAGGGCTTCAGCCAGGAGTCGCTGTCCGGCAGCCGTCGCCGGTGGACGTACTGGGCCAAGCCCTGCGCGGACGGGTTTCGCTGGTGCCTCTCAAATACGGGCAGCGGCACGCCCTACTCGGTCACCTTCCAAAATGAGGTGATGTCGAGCGCGGACGTGTGGCAGCGACTCAGTATCAAGTTCTGGAACGCCTCTGGCAGGTGGTGTCGGCTCTCGCTCTCCTACGCCTACGAAGGCGAGACATCCACCAGCAACCTCTTTGATGGCACCATCCCCTACGTCCCGCCTGCCGAATACGACAAGTACGCAACGGCCGGTAGGTGGATCTGGCCCGGAACGACCGTGGCGATGAAGGCATTCTGCAACGCGCCAGGGGCCCCTACCGTCCAGTACGCAGAGAAGTACTGGACGGTGACAATGACCGGCCCGATCACCTGGAATCTTACGTCAATCGTCTCAGGTTCAACCGCAACCCTCGAATAGTCGCACCACGTCCGGAGGCGGGGTTCGCCTCCGGACGTGCCTCACGTCGCGGTTCGCCACCGAGTCCCGCCCAGATGAACAAGGACTGCTTCTGAGGTCGGGTTGATGCCTCGAACGCTGATGTTCCCACTCGCAAAAACCACCATCAGGGCCACGTAGAAGCTCGTTCCTTCTTGAATCACGACCGGGAATGACTGGTTGTAAAGGGCCAAGTAGATGTTTGTCGGTCCCGATACTGGCAGTTGGCTCACTTGGTACAGCGCTGTTGGAGAGGCACTGGTCAGCGAGCCGGCGGCAAGGCTCACTGTTCCAAGCAGTCCTGCATACCCAGTGATATCCCTATACAGCCAGCTGTCGGTTCCAAGGTTGGATGCAAAGATTCCGCTCCAGCCCATGAGCAACTCGGCATAGCGGACCGTGTTGCTCATGGTCGCCACGTTGTCCGCCGTGAACCCGAGCACCTGCCCCTTGGTTCCGGAGCCTGGGATGAACACACCGGTGGTGAATGCTCCATCGGCAAACGGGGTGGTGTTGGGCGCCGTGTACGTCTTCACGGTGAGCCCTGAAGAACTCAACTGGAACCAGAGCGACGCCACGTTGGGCGTATCGGCAACCCAGCCGCTCCCGTCCCAGGCCGCGTTGATGGTGATGATGACGCTGTTGGTTGAGGTGGTGATGAAGCGGCAGGCCATGCCACTCGTGAGCGTCAGCTTCATGCCCAGCGAGCGCGCGGCCGTCGCGAGCTTGTAGAAGAACCCGGGAGCGGCTTCGGTCCCCTGGAAATCCGCCGTAATACTGCTGTTCGCTGCGAAGCCGCCGACGAACGTCTGGATGGCCGTCCACGAGCTGGCGAGGTTGAGGAACCCCGCCTTCTTCCGGATGCGCTGAAGCTGGTCGATGAGCGGCTGGAAGGTGGTGTTGAACGTGGACGCGTTGCCCGGGTCGTTGTCAACGGGGATGGGCAGAATGAGGTCGCTTCGGTCGTCGTTCACGCCTACTTCTGTTCCGGGATAGTTGGTGGGCACTCAGGACTCCTTGTTGGGCGCGGCGTGGGCGGCACGGACGGCGGAGGAAAGCGCGGTGGCCTGCTCGGTGGAGAGGCCCATGGCCTTGGCCTCCACGTACACCGCACGCGCACCGTTCGCGTACGCGTTGGCCTCTCGTTCGTCAGCGTCTTCGGCCATGTGCTTCCGAAGCATGGACATTTCGTGCTCCCGGGCGGCCTCTCCGGATAGGGCGAGGGCAACGGCGTGGCCCGCCATGTCCGCGAAGGCGCGGCCCTTGTCGCCCAGCGCCTCGCCCGTACGGACGCGCTCCAGCAGCGCGTAGAACTCGGCCTGATGCTCCATCAACATGCCGCGAGGCCACGCAGCGCCTGCCTTGTCTGCGGTGCGCTCGCTGGGCGTTTCGAGGATGACGGCCCGCAGGCGCTCCAACTCTGCGCCCACGCGCCGCTCGACGCGCGTCAGCAACTCCGCCGGGTTGAATGCCGGGAGGGGGCGGGCCGCTCGGAGCTTCGACACCTCGGACGACAAGGCGTCGCACCGCTCGTGCATCACGTGCAGGGCTTCGTTCAGCTTCCGTACCTCGTTCGGGTCAGACTGGCTCATCGCTTTGACTCCTGGTTGGACTGCGAGGTGAGGGGGCAATCTCCGCGCGCCGCGAGCTTGGCGGCGTACACCGCGAAGACATCGGGACGGTGCGCGCGGATCAGCTCTTCTAGCATGGCGCGGGACTCGCGCAGCATGCGCCCCGCGCGGCAGAGGCTGACGAAGAAGAAGACGGCGGTCAGCCAGCCGAGCGCGGCCATCAGGGCGAACATTGCAACTCCGGCTGGCTGTGGCCCGGTAGTGGCGTGCGCGGCGCTGGAGGGCACCGCGAGTCTTGGCCGGGCTCGCCGCAGGGCGGCCAGTATGCGGGCTCCTCGGCGCGGGCGGCGGGGCACTCGGAGAAGAGGACGGCAGCCAGGGCGAGAAAGCCGAGCCACTGGAGCATCTTCACGAGGTCAATGAGGATGCCGAGCCGAAGCTGGCGGCTGGTGTAGTCGTTCATCGGGGAAGCTCCTTCGGGACGGGGCATCCGTGCTGGGCGGACTGCTCGGTGCTGGCTGCAGGTAGGAGCAACGAGAGGATGAGCGCCAGGACGAAAATGGCGCAGTAGGCCACGCCCAGCCACAGCAGCGAGGGCACCTCGCCGCCAAGGACTCGGGGCATGTGCTTCCGGTAGAAGTCGTCCAGTCCTTCAGCGACTCGATTCCACGTCATGGCTCACCGTCCTTTTTCAGCGCCGGCCCAGTAGGCGGCGGGGTTGGTCCAATGCGAGATGCCGGCGCCTCGCAGTCGCCCGCGTGCGGCCACGCGAGCAGGCAGCCGTCGCCGAACACAGAGCCGGCGCAGGACTCGCGCCACGTCCGGGCACGTCGCCGGCTGCGAGGCACGGGCAGCGAAGGGAAGGCGGAGCGCAACTCGTCCACCGCGGCGCGCTCCTCCTGGGTGTCCGGGCTGACGTGGTGCCACACCTTGGCGAGCGCAGCGCCGACATAGACCTTCTCCCACTCCAGCCTCAACACCTCCTCCTGGCGCGCGAGACGCAGCTCGGAATGGAACTCCACGTCCCGCTTGTGCTCCTCCGCCAGCGCCTGCCACGCCTCGGCGGTGTGCCGCCAGCGGACGGCCATGCCCCAGCACCACACCGCGAGGCAGCACGCCGTCAGGGTCACCAGCACGAGGGCCGCCGTCATAGGGACGGCTCCTTGTGAGTCGCGGCGCGGAACAGGGCCACCGCCTTCTCCATGCACTTCTGCACGTCCGTCAGTTCCATCCACCCCGCCTGGAACGGTCCGCCCGGCCACTCCTCCTCGTGGTGGAAGCCGCCCTCTCCGTAGGGGAAGACGTCCAGCGGGTCCTTGCCCTCCTCGGCTACCGACAGGCTCCACTCCTCCCAGCGTGCACGGAAGTAGAAGCGCCTTCCGTCCACCTCGCCGAGCCCCTGCACGGGCGTGGTGCCGCCGAACTCTCCACGCCAACCGTCACCGGAGAGCGTCGTCACGGCGTCCTCAGCGCGCGCCGCCGGTCCCGCGCGGTGCGCTTCTGCCCGCGCTTCCAACGGCGCAGGAGTCGTCCGGTATGCAGGTCCCTCCGTTCAACTCGTCCGTCGGTCCAGCGGACAGTCAGTGTCACGTAAGAGTTGCCGCTACGCTCGAACTCGAACGAGAACGGCGTGGGTGCAGGGGTCAACGGCATGGGGAAGCCTCCATGGGTGAGGTGCGCGCGGACACGGTGAGACGCCTGGGCGTGCCCGGCCCGTCGGAGGACTCGCGGACCAGCACCGTCGGCCACACCAACACCTCGCGGGACTCGGCAGCCGCGCGGAGTTGGTCCAGGCACGCCATGGGGTACATGGACGGCGCCTCGTCCAACGGCATGGTGGAGGAGATGTAGCCCATGGCTACTTCACCTCGTCCAGGGCTTGCACGGCTTCATACAGCCGCGGCCACGCGCCGCGGGCCTCACTGAGCACGTCGTTCACGGCCTGCGCGACAGCCTGAAGCAGAGACACGCCGTGGGTGACGCGCTCCAGCGCCTGCATGCCGCCGTGCAGGCACGTACCCTTGGCCCACCACCGCTGCCCGCCGCACTCGTAGAGCGCGCTGAGCGCCTCCTTCACCGTGCGCAGGTCGTCGCGCATGCCCGGCTTGGGGGCACCGTCCGTCTTGGGCTCGACGGGCGCAGACCTCGGCTCCAGGTTGCGGATGCGCCGGGCAACGGACTCCGCCGTCGCGACCTGCTGGTCATAGCACTTGGCGAGCGCCTCGTTGCTGGCGCCCCGAGCGTCGCTGGCCATGGCGCTGGATTCCTTGGCCACGGTGTCGGCGACTTGCGCCGCGCGCTCCAGGTCCGAGATGGGGCCCGCCTCCGGGCGCACGACGTAGACGGGCTTGGCGGGCTGGGGGGTCAGTGCGGCGACGAAGGCCGCAAGCTGCTCGGGCGCCGGGCAGGCATCGGGCTTCAGATCCTCGCCGTTCATGAGCGCCTCAAGCATCGGCAGCACCGGACGGATGACGTCCAGCGGCACGGTGATGCCGTACCGCTGCCCCGGCGCGTCATCCTGGCGGATGGAGACGGTGGTGCGCCCCGTCTCGGTTTCGGTCACGTGCGCAGCATCCCAACTCCTGGCGGCGGCTTCGCCCAATGGCACCCCTTGGCGGCGATGACGAGGGCATTTCCAGTCGGGGTTGTAGAGAGAGGCCATGCCGCGTGGCGCTGTGCATCCGGGCTCGGTGCACGTCGCGTCCGCGCCCAGCGTCTCCTGCTTCAGGCCCGGCTTCGTGCTCGTACTCGGCGCCCCCGGGTTGACGGTGATGTCGGCCTTCGCTCCCGCACCGCTCACCCGGACGTTTGGGGACATCGGGTCCTGTCGCAGCGTCGCGATGACGCGCGCCCACGCCTCGGCGCGCATGTGGTCGCCTTGAGAGATGGCGCGGGACAGGGAGCGATACGCCTGCTTCAGGACATCCTGCTCCGTGGAGGCGCTCTCGCTGACATGGGGTGCCATGCGGTGCCGCTGCACCTCGCGCACAAGAGACAGGACATCATCCGGGGTGAATGCCTTGGGACCGAGTTGCTCTCGAATCCACAGCATCACTCTCTCCTGGTGCCCGAATTTCGCGCAGTCGAAGAACTCCTGAATCGCCTGCCCCAGTTCCTTCAGCCGCTCGTCCGTCAGTTGCTCCGCCATCGCGTCACCAAGGGCACGGCACCCCCGGCGCCATGACTCGCCGGGAGGCCGTGCGGCACAGGCCGAAGCCCGCGCGCATGGTGTTGGGTGTCGCCTGGGTCATGGGTCCAGGCCGGTGCGGAGTATGCCACCGCTTCGTCAAGGCTGGTACTTCAGCACCGTACTTCCGCCCAGCGTCCATGTGCCGTCGCCTAGGGTGGCCAGAGGCCAGCCAAGGGCGCGGCCGGTCGTGACGACGTAGATGCCATCGAACACGGCAGCCGCGTTGTTCCATTCCTTGGTGAGGGCCCGAATCAGGTTCATTTCCGGGGAGAACTCTCCGGGGACGTTGCCCGGCACATCCGTCACCAGCCACTGCCAGGAGGCGCCAGCGTAGTGCGTGGAGACGTTGGGCCACGTCACCTCAAGCCCTGACGCGGTGTTGTCGGCCTTGAGGAGTGGCACCGGCATGCCGCGCTGCATGGGCACGGTGCGCCACGCAGCCCCCGCCACCTTGTAGCGAAACGTGTACGTGTTTTCGCCCGTTACCACCTCCACCACGACGCTTCCGGTGAAGGTGGGCGTAGCACCCGACGCAACGGCCATGACTGGCGGCGTGCTGACGAACACCCCCGTGGGGCCTCGCGACACGTCGAATTCCCATTGGTCGTACAGGCCGTAGGACTGCGGCGCCCACGTAACTTGAAGCCCAGTAGAGAGTGAGGGGTCGTCCCCGTAGTCCTCAAGCATCTGCGCAGGGGAGGGGAACATGTCCAGCTCGTACGCACCTTTGCCGGAGCCGTCCTGGACGCTCCAGTTCCACGTGTACGCTGGTCCGCCCTCAATGACGGTAACGGCCAGAGTCTTGTTCTCGATGAAAAACGCCACCGGTCCCCCAGTGGCTGAGACGACGGGCGGCGGCGTCGAGCCATTCGTGGTGCGCAGAGGACTGAGTAGCAACTCGCCGTTGGCTTGGCCGGTGGCGCTGAGAGTCTCTCGCGCTCCCAGGGTGCGCACGGTTGTAGCTGTCCATGCGGGCGGGAGGTTGGGCTGGCTGAAGAGAATGGCGTACCGACTCCAGAAGGGTTGGGGCTCCGGCTCGAAGCACCAACTGCCGGCCGGCAGCGTCGTCACCACCAGCTCGCCGGCCGAGTCCAACTTGTAGAGGCGCTGGCTGCGCACCACCAGCATCGCCTCGGGGTAGCCAGCGGCGCGAAGTGCGCGCAGGGCCCCGCGCGGGGTGCCGCCGTCCGCGTGAATCTCCCAGGCGTCTGCAAGGCGCGCGGCGTACCCGGCGTCGGGCTCCCCCACCGCTCGCGGCATCAGCCTGTCGCGCCCGAGCGCTTCCAGCGCGCCCGTGGGGGCGTGCGGCGCGAGCTCGGCGGCCCCGGGGCGAATGGGCATAGACGCGGCCACGCGCTCCTTCAGCAGCGAGGCCAGCGCGTCCTTCACACCATCCGTGGCCCGCGCCCAGGCGGTACCGTACTCGTCCAGCAGCCATGGGGGTAGCACCGTCAGCGAGTAGTCGCGCATCGGCATGGGTTACACCGTCGTCCAGGTGAGGTTGTTGACGAGGACTGCCACCTGTCCCTCGGTGAATGTCGGGTCGCTCGCGGGCAGCGTCAGGTCCAGGTCGATCACGCCCGTGGTGCTCGTGCCGAATCCGTCCTGCGGGCGAATAGCGGCCACCAGGGCTTCCCGGTCGAGAATCCCCGGCTCTCCTCCGGACTTGTCGCCGCCAATGGGTAGGACGGCGAAGAGGGCCGCCAGGTTGGCCTCGGCGACGGCCTGGGCGGTGGACAGCAGCCCCGCGCGCACCCGCGCGGTACCCGAAATGGTGACAGTCGCCGCCGTGGCAGCCACCGCCACCGGGACAACCGTGGTGGGCGCCACCTTCTCGAGTGCTGCCTGCACCGTGGCCACCACTGCTGGCGAAACTGGGCCGGATGGCCCCGCCAGGTACACGTTGACGGCGCCGGCCAGCGTGGTGGAGGGTTTCGGCTGCGCCCGCGTCACCTCGGGACTCGCGTCCATCGCCCAGAATTCATACCCGCGCGGCGGCCCGCCAGCCCCCAGCGTGCCCCACCGATTGCGGCACCGGTTGCGCAGCTCGCCCTGCGTCTCTGGGTTGGTGCCCTGGCGCGTCAGCCACGTCCCCGTGCCACCAATGGCCGGGCTCGTCACCGTCACACCGGGCAGCACCGTGAGGAGCTGCGACACGGCGCCCACCGGCACGTTGTAGGACACGCCCACGTCCTCCGCCGTGAAGAGCAGCGTCAGCGCCCCCGACTTCGCCAGCGTGCCGCCCGCGCTGTTCCGGTACAGGCGCCCGCCGGTGGAAGCCACCACCAGCTGCCCAGGCTGGATGACGAAGGGGCCTTGCCCGGCGGAGTCGGTGAGCACCACCAGCCCCTGCGCCTGGATGCCTGCGCGCCAGGGGAGCCGGTACTTGCTGGCCGCGAGCATCCGCAACCACGGGCCCGCGGGGCTGTTGTCGGGGAGGCCCGGGTCGGCGAACTCCAGGAAGCCGCCGGACGCCACAGCCACGCCGAGGGCCTCGAAGGCGGAGAGCGCGTCCGCATCCGCCTCCACGAGCTTCAGCGGCACGGAGCCTGGCTGCCACGAGGTGGTGGGGAACCGGATGGCGGACACGTCCGCGGTGAAGACGTCGCCCACCGCGAAGCTCGGCTGCGCCGCGTCCTCCGAGTTGGCGAAGACGAGCGTCACCCCGAAGTACGTCGTGCCCAGCACCCCGGACACGGGCACCGTCGCCGCGGTGCCGTAGTTGGCTCCGCCATTGGTGGACACCTGGACGGCTGCCGTGCCCAGCACTCCGGCCGTTGAGACGCGCACCGCCAGCGCGTAGGACTCCGTGGGCGTCCCCGCCAGCGTCAGCGTGCCGGCGCCAAGCCCGCGCTGGAGGACGACGCCGCGGCCGTCCAGGGCCGCCAGCGTCTGGTTGCGGAAGTCCTGCGGTGGGCGCTGGCGTAGCAGTGCGTCGAAGGTGCGCATCGGGTCACCGTGCGGAGAGGACGACCACCGTGGCGGCGTCCAGGGAGAAGGTGAAGAGGAAGGGGCCCGTGGCTGTCAGGACGCGCACCGAGAGCAGCACCGTAGCCGCCGGCTCGTTGAAGACTGCCGTGGCCGTGGCCTGCTGGATGCGCTCGTCCAGTTCGGCGCCCTCCTCTGCCTCAGCCTGCAGCTGCGCCAGCACCTCTGGCGTCATCGGCTCGTTGAGGTAGCGGCGCAAGTCGCGGCCCCAGTCGGGGTGCCACGTGTCGCTACCCTGGGGCGTCTGGTAGATGCGCGCCAACACCTCGGCGAGCACGCGCACGCCGGTGATGGGCAGGAATACCGGGTCCAGGATCGGGAACGTGCTGACGTCGGTGCCGAAGTCGGGCGCGGCCATGTCATCGCCTTTCGAGGTGAAGGGGCGGGCGATACGGGAGGGCCGGGGGCGTCAGCCGCAGGGCCGGCGGCAGAGGTACGACGCGGAGCGGAGCGCCTGCATCGGCGGTTCCGATTGGATGGCAAGGGCCGAACGAGTAGTGCACCGAGCGCATTGTCCGATCCTCTGACTGAGTGCGATCTGGTCGGACGTAGTACCCACCATCCCGCTCCATGACTTGTCTCGGCAGCGTGGCGGTGAGGTGCGGAGTTCCTGAGCAGCCTCCAGACTCGAAATAGAGATGCGCACTGGGGGCGTATGTCGTGGCGCGGTCGGGATCGAGGCCCCACAGGCGACCATCTGAGTCTGCCAACCGGCCGAAGTCGTCTGTCGGAACTTCACGTCCTTCGGCATCCACGTAGACAAAGCCCCCGCGCGAGCCACCGGCGGGGCCTGGGGGACCAGCTTCTCCGCGCGGCCCTTGAGGACCGGGCGGGCCTTGGCGCCCTTCGTTTCCGCCACCAGGCGCAGGCGTTGTGCATCCCATCGCCAAGAGAACCACCACTGCCACTAGTGTCATTCGCATGCGCGGATTCTACTTCGTCTTGACGGTGGTTGAGAGGTATCCAGCGCTTCCGCCTTCAAATGCTGTGATGGTGGCAGAGGCTGCGGCAAGCGCAGTGCCGGCCGTGGCCAGAAACCCGGCTGCTGCCGGAGCGGCGGCGACAAGGGCTGCATCAACTGCGGCGGAACCTATGGCTGTGCCAGCCCCAGAAAGCTGGAGCGCCAGCGCTGCATGGAAGGTGGCTTCGGCTGCGCGGTAGGACGTCCCAAGCACCAGGGCTTGAGTGGCTGTGGGCCCTCCCAGGCGTAAGTCGGCGGCGTCCAGCACCACCTGCGGCGCCTTCACCGTGACTTTCACGGAGGCGTCCATCTCCAGTTCCAGCAACCCTTCCCCCTCCCACAGAGCTACTTCGGAGGCGCCTTCCTCCCCGCCGGAGAAGTACATGCGTACGCGCGTCCCGGGGCCCACCTTCACCTTGATGCCGGGTACCCCGAGCCGGAGCGGCACGCCCTTCTGCGGGCCAACGGCCGGGCTGTCCGGCTTCACCTCGACGCTGCCGTCGCTCGCCTGGGCGACAACCTGGCCTGGGTGCTGGGCGTACCAGAGCAGCGAGCCCACGGTGTTGCGAATGAACTCCCTGAGAGCAGGGCCGAAGCTCATAGCGTTTCCTCGAAGGTGACGGCCGTCCGCATCTCGTCCGGCCCGAAGTGGTGGGCGACGTGCCCCACAGGGCGCCCGAAGAGTACTTGGCCGGGCAGCACGGAAGGAGCATCCGAGGCCAGCCACACCGCGCGTTGCTGCGGCATCTCCTCCAGCACCTCGTAGGTGCCCGCCGCCGCGCGCCAGCGCTCCGGGCCCAGCCACACCGCGCCGGAGGGCAGCACGCGCCAGGACTGCCCCGCCCGCGAGGCGAGCGCCTCGAGGCTGCGCGCCGCGGTGCCGGCCATGCGCGCCCAGCGCTGGAGGAAGACGCCGAGGGCGCCCGCGTCAGTCTCCTGGGCCAGCACCTCCCCGGCGTCGGAGATGAGCGCGCGCAGGGGCACGGACAGCGGCACGTTGTGGTAGCCCGCGGCGCCCACGGTGCGGCGGAGCCCGCCGGCACCACCCACAAGGCGCACCTGGGCGGACTCGCGGACGGCGCCGGTGCCCGGCGCTAGGACGGTGCCAACCAGCCGCAGGGCCCCACCAGCCAGCACCAGATCCACACGGCCCGATGGAACTGCCGCCGTGTCCAGGCGCACGTCCGCCGCCCACGCTCCGATGCGCGGCAGGTGAATGGCTCCGGAGAGCGCGGCCGTGCCTGCGACGGTGCACCAGGCGCTCACGGCTTGTTGTCCGTGGACGAGGGTGGCGGGCGCACGGTGAGTTCCGGGGCCAGGCGAATGCTGCCCAGGCCGGAGTCGGTGGCTCCTGCGGTGGACGTGGTGACGGCTGCCGCCCGCTTCGCGGTGAAACGCGTCCCCTTCAGCGTCACCTCGTACAGCCCGTTGCGCACCTTGCGCGGAGACGTCAACTCCTCCATGTGCAACTGACGGATGTCCGCCCCCGCCAACGCTGGGTGGTACACGGAGACGGGGGCCAGGGCCCGCTTCCTGGCAGCCTCCGAGCGCGAACTCGCCGCCGTCGAAGAGATCGTTACCAGCAGCCCGAGGCCTTCAGCCACTGCCTGGGCGGGCTGGTTCACCAGCAGCTCTTGCTCGAGCGCGGCGGTGTAGCTGTAGGCGTTGCCGAACGTCGTCTTGACGAAGAAGTTCTGCGGGATGCCGTTGGCGTCGCTGGCCGCGCCGGAGCTGGGCTTCGCTGGAAGTTTCGGCTGCACGAGCGGTACGAGCACGCGCGTATAGAAGGTCCAGTGCTCCTCCAGCCACATCTCCAGACGGATGGTAACGTCACAAGGACGCTCGCCGGTGTCCGTCACCGTGGCGCCGTTGACGCCGGGCGCTGACTTCACGTCGCGGCGCCGCCCCAGCTTGAAGTCCACCTGCACCGGCCCGGAGAACGTCTCTCCGGCGATCACCAGCCTGTCCCACGTCTCGGGCGACGTCGCCCAGCTCGGACTGCTGCCCATGGCCTACCCTCCCACCTGGACGGACTCCAGGGTGATGACCTGGCCGAGCGCCGCGGGGAGCTCGCGGAGCAGGAAGTCACGGAGCCGGGGCCCGAAGTCCTCGACGTCCTCGCCAGCACCGGCCATCACCTGCAGCGGTATCGTCAGGTGAATGGTGTTGCCGCCCATGCGCGCGCCGCCTGTTGGAGCGCCCGAGGCGTCCAGCTCGGCGCCGTCCGCGGCCCCCACCATGCGGTCCACGGCCGCTTCCGCCCCCGGGATTCCCGACTCCAGGCCCAGCGCCCAACCCTCGGTGGCCCAGGCCCCGTACCGAGCGAAGAGCCGGCTTGGGGAGTGCGTCTCCGTGCCCGCTTCGTACCCGCCCTTGATGGCGGCCACCATCAGGTCAGTGGCATTCACCGGCCCCGTCAGCGTCTGCAGAATGCCGTCCTTGAGCCCGGCCGTCAGGGACGCCCCCCAGGAGAAGCCCTGCTGCGAGGCGCTCGCCGGGTCCAGCACCGGCTTGGCGCCACCTCCGAAGAAGTCGGCCACCTTCACCAGGGGCTGGAGGAGGAAGAGGACGGCATCCGCGAGCCCGAAGATGCGCGTTGCCAGCTCGCCGACACGCGAGCCGATGGCCTCCAAGTCCTTCGGGTTGAGCATGTCGCCGAGGCTCCCCAGTCCCGCCATTCGTTCCATGCTCTTCATGAGTCCGGAAGCGAAGCCGGCCCCGAAGCCCTTCAACAGCGCCAGGAAGTTGCGAATGGCTGGGAGTGCGCCTTCCACAGCATCCGCCATGCGCAGAGTCAGACGCTCCATGGTGGCGAGCCCGCCAGCGCTGCCGACATCGCCGAACAGGCCGACCATCACCGTGTTGTAGATCTTGCCGGCCACCTCCTGCAGTCGCTGCCCCGACTTGCTGCCTGTGTCGAAGAGCTTGACGAGGTTGGAGACGAAGCCCTTGACGGAGTCGAAGCCCGGCAGCTTCGTCAGGTCCATGCTCATGAAGAAGTCCCCGGGCGCGCTCGCCAGCGTGGACATCAGCCCCTTGAGCGTCTTGGACTGCTCAGCCATGAGGTTGCCCACGGCACCGCCCGACTTCTGCTCAAGCGCTTTGATGATCCCGAAGATGGCGGAGTCGGCATCCACGCCTCCCGCCTCCTGCAGCTTGATGACCTCCGCGCGCGTCTTCCCCATGCGCTTGCCGATCTGGTCGTAGATCGCCATGGTGCCGACGCCCGCCTTCCCAAGCGCCTCGTTGACCTGGAGCATCTCCCCGCCCATCAGCCGCCCCTTGGCGCGAATCTGCGCGAAGGCCGTCACCATGCGGTCGATGACTTGCTGGTCGAACCCAGAAGCCGCCGCGGCGTCGCCGATGGCGGCGAACACCGTGGAGACCTCGGACTCCTTGAAGCCGGCGCCCAGGAGTTGCGTGAAGCCGCCGAGGACGTCACGCGTGTCAAACGGCGTCTTCTTCGCGAACTCCACCGCCTGGCCGAAGATGCGCTGCGCGCTCGCCTCGGTGCCCGTCATCACGCGGAGCGCGGTCAGCGTTTGCTCCTTGAAGGCGATGGCGTCCGTCGCGAACTTCGCACCGGCAACGCCAAGTTCGACGGTCTTCGCGGCGAAGGTGGCAACGCCGCCGATAGCGCGCTGGATGACGCCGGACATGATGTCGGTGCCGAGCGTGTAGCCCCCGGCGGCCTTCTCCGCAGCCTTCAGCGCCTGCGCCTGCTCGTGGAGGGCGTGCTTGTTCAACTCCAGCTGGAGCTTCTGGCGCTTCAGCGGGTCAACCGTCTTCTCCAGCTTCGTCTTCTTCGCCTGGACGTCGAGGTCTTTCAACGCCTTGCCAGCGTCCTCAATGGCGTCGTTGAGCTTCTCAACGTCCGTCTTCATGGCCTTGGCGGGCCCGGACATCTGGTTGACGAGGCGGAAGAAGTACTCGAGCTTGTCCACGGGCTACTCCTTCAACTTCACCCCTGAGAGGCCAGCGGCCAGCCGCATGAGTGTGTCCAGGTTGCGCAGCCCTCGGGCCAGAAGTAGTCCGCCCACCATTTCGTCGTCCGACGGCTCTTGCCCGTCCCCGTGCATCGCCAGCAGGAGGTAGCGCGCGGCGGCCGTGTCGCTGCGCCGCGCGCGCTCCAACTTCCGGGCTACAGGTCTTTTTTTTCGACGTCCTTGTTGTCCAGGCCGTTGAAGGCCATGGCCTCGGCGCCGAAGTTCTGCACCAGCCCGGGGACCGTGCGGAACATCGCCTTCACCTCTTCGGCCGCCGGGAAGACGGCCGTCGTCTCCAGGAGCCAGCGCTGGCCACCGTGCCGCTTCTGAGCCTCGGCGAACATCGCGGAGAAAGCCTCCCACTCCGCCTCCGAGGCGCGGCGGAGGATGACGCCATGGCCCATGTGCTGGAGCAGGCGCAGCGCGCCGTGCTCGCGCTTCAGGTCGGCCACCTTCTGCTTCATCTGCTCGCTGCTCAGGTCGATTTGCATGGTGCGTGTCTCCGCGCGTGGCGCGCGTCAGGCCCAGGCTACGGGCGCTTGAATTCCGGGTAGGGAGGGCGGCCGTTGCGGACGATGCCCATGACGTGCAGCTCTGCCTTCTGCTTCAAGGCGTCGCTGCCTTGCTGGTGCGAGTCGGTCAACTTCTTCAAGCGTGCGCCGAGGATTTCGTACGTCTGGACGATGCTGCCGCGCTTGATCTTGACGACCATGTTGAAGCGCGAGCCGTAGACACCGCCGGGCCGGGCGGCGAGCAGAGAGCAGATGGTGTCCATTTGCGGGAGCGGGCACGAGAAGTCCGCCGACGCGCTGTACTCGCCGGGCGTGGTGCCGATGACCTGGGCGGAGTTGCCGCGCACGTCGCCGGGCTCGCGCCCGTCCTCGAAGTTCAGCTCGTCCAGGCCCACGGGGATGGAGGTGCCTGCGATGTCGATGTTGATCGAGGCGAAGTCGGGATAGTCGCCATTGACGAAGGGGTAGCTGACGGTGGCCATGGGTTACGCCTCCTGGACGGACGGGGTCTCAAAGCCCAGGTCCACGTCGATGAATTCGGCGTAGCCCAAGGGGCGCACGCGCGCCTTGATGCGAAGCGTGCTCGTGCTGGTGAGGTTGTCGGTGCGGTTCACCTGCACGCTGACATCGCTGGCCTGCTCGGGCTGGACCAGCACGGAGCGGAGCCCCGAGGACAGGTTGGACTCGATGCTTCGCGCCTCCTCCTCGAGGATTCGCCCGGCCCCGTCCACTAGAACGCTGTCATTCAGGTACTCCTGCGCGTCCAGCGACACGCGGCGGGCGGCAACGTCCATGACGCGCCGGTACTCGGTGCGCTGGAAGTCGCTGCCCACGGGGAAGGCGATGCGCCCTCGGGTGAGGAAGAAGCCGGGACGGCCCACGTGCGTGCGAAGCGTGGTGATACGCGCCTCGTCCAGGCCGGGCGTCACGCGCTCGTCCCGGTACAGGCGGAGGATGCCGCCCACCGAGCCGCGCTTGATGCGCCCGAGGTGCTCGGCAATCGGCACCAGCGTTGCGCGGGAGACGGACGCGAGCCCGGCGGAGGCCTTGAAGGCCACGCCCTTCATGCCGCCGCGGTCCAAGGCGGAGACGTAGTCCGCGAACCCTCCGGCAAGCTCAACGCGCGTGCTCGCGAAGGCCGTGGTGCCCGTCTTGATGTTGCTGTCCGTGTCCTGCGGCAACTCCACGGTGCCGTAGAGGAAGCGGTACGCCAGCGCGGCGGAGTCCATGCGCGCCGCAAGCGACGTCGCGAGCGTGGCAGCCGCGGAAACGCTCGCGGGCTGCCCCACCAGGTGCACTTTGAAGAAGTTGGCGGGGTCGGCCAGTGCCGCGTCCACGCCCGCCAGGGCCTCGCTGCTGGAGTAGTAGGGCGCCGTGGTGGTGAAGGTGAAGGCGTCGCCAGTGTTGAGGAAGACGACTCCCGCGTCAGCGCCGTCGGTGAAGGTGAGCGTCAGCCCCGTGCCAGGCACCACGAAGGTGCCGGAGGTGGGCACCGGGTAGGTGGGAGAGTACGTGGCGGAGTTCGCGTCCACCGCGGCGTAGTCGAGGGAGTAGCGGAAGGTGGCCGTGCCACCCGCCATGGTGGCGCCGTCGGACATGACCTCCACCCGCACGGAGTAGGCGTCCAGCGCCGCGCCGGAGACGGCCAGCGTCCCCTCGGAGTCCTTGCCGGTGGGCTCCGTCTTCGTGACGGCCCCCGCGGCGCCCGCCACGGACGAGGGGACGCGCACCACGTAGACGGTGCCGCCCGCCTGGGCCAGGACGAAGGCGGCATACTCCGCCAGCGGACCAGACGTCAGCGCCGCCTTGAGCGCCTGGAGGTCGCCGAAGGACTGCAACACGTTGGTGGGCCCGCTGGTGCAGGCGCCAATCAGCACGGCCACATTCTCGCCGCCCGGGGACACCAGCCCCAGCGCGCCGTCCGTCACTTCGGTTTTCACTCGGGGCAGAGCCACGTTGTATCCTCCGGAATCAGGGTGTGTTGCCGCTGGCCAGGGCCAGCTCCGTCTCAGTCGCCACCGCCGCCACCGTCGCCACCGTCTGCGGGCGCGTCACGGGCGCGTCGAATTCGAATGTCAGCACGTACCAGCGCCCCATCTGCGCCTTGGGCGCGTTGGCGTGCCAACTTCCAGAGTTCAGGCGGTAGCTCCCTCTCAGGGCATCCTCGACTGCGAAGATGACGCTGGTAGCCAGCGCCAGGGCGGCGCGCATGTCCTCCTTGGCGGTCCGGATCCGGCCAGCGCCAATGCCCCAGCAGGCCACCTCAACCGCCTCCACGCGCGTGTACTTCGCGTGCGGCAGGCCGCGCGACCTGGGCGGCGCGTAGGCATCAGTGCCCGGAAACCACATGACGGTGCCCGGACGCAGCCCGGTGGCGGACATGTCTTCAGCACTGGCGCCCACCAAATGCGTGGTGCTCGGCATGGCCGCCTGCACGGCCTCCATGACGTCGATGAAGGCGGGCATGCTACGCACCCTCCATCACGGCCTGAATGGTGAGGCGGGCCACGTCGCGGAAGGCGGTCGTCCAGCGATTGCCCAGGCGGTTTCCGACAGGGAGGAAGGAGCGGCGGGGGATGCGCACCTGCATGACACGCACCCAGCGGAACAGCCCGCGGGTTCGCTTCAGACGCTGGCCCTTCGCCCCGAAGACGACAGTGCCCACGCGTGCGCGGAACACCAGCCCCTTCGACGTCTTCGCCTTGATGATGCCGCCATAGTTGTGGATGGCGGCGTACTTCACGTTGGTGGACAGGCGGAACCCGTCCTGCGTCACCATGGACGGGGCAATGCTCTTGAGCAGCCGGCCCGTGTCCCGAAGCGGCGCGCCGCCGCGGAAGCGGTTCGGCAGCCAGGGCCGGTCATACGGATCCACCCCGCGCTCGAAGGACTCCACCACCTGGGCGCGCGCCTCCTCGGCGAGCTGGCCATTCAGGCGCGCCAGGAACACGGGCGAGTCGAGCACGGCAATGCCGTTGAGCAGGCCGCGAAGCCGCTTGATGTCCCCGTACGCTCCGGAGCCGGCCATGTCACCACCCCCGGGGCCGCGGCGGGCCCACCACGTAGCTGTCGCCGTCATCCGAGAGGCGCGGGGAGACCACATAGCCGCCCACCGGCGTGTTCTTGGAGCCGTCGTCGTCCGGAACGGGCTGGGAGGAGTCGTCCGCGTCTGGCGTCACCGTGCCATCCGCAACCTTGTCCAGCCACTTCTCAACCAACGCAACGCGCTTGTCGAGCTGGGTGGAGTCATCGCCCTGGTTGGCGGGATTGAAGCCGCGGCCCGAGAGCAAGTCATGTGCGGCGATGAAGCACACCGCGCGCGTGATGGCCGACCCGGCCCGCACCAGCGGCAGCGTGAAGCGCTTGGCCAAGTAGCTGTCCACGTGCCCGCACGCCGCCTCAAGTCCTGCCTCAATCTGCGAGTCCGTGAGGTTCAGCTCCGGGTTGGAGTGGCCACGAAACGCCGCTTCGGGGGCGCCGATGTTGAAGAGGTCTGCGAGGGTGGCGTAACGGGCCATGGCTCAGGTGCTACTTCTTCGGCTGCTCGTTGGACTTCGCGGCCTTCGCCTTGCGGTGGTTCTCCACCAGGGCGCGCTCCTCGTCAGAGAGCACCATGGCACCAGGAACGACCTGGGCGGCCGCCTGCTCCGGCGTCATGACGGACAGCGTGTGCCGCTCGGACCGGAGTTCGGACAGCTGCGCCTCGGTGATGAAGCGCCGGGCCTCGCCTGCCTGGCGCGCGGCCTTCTGCGCCTCGTCCTTCGCCTTGCTGTCCGCCACCACCTCCACATGGGTGGTGCCGTTCGGCCAGAACTCGCTCGCGCTGAAGTACCCGTTAAAGCTCTGGCGCGGGGCCACGTTCACCACCGCGCGCTTCGTCGTATCGCTCATGTCGTTGTCCTCGTGTGCTTGTTTCGGGACGTGGCTCAGGCTTCGTTCCGCATCGCGAGGAAGGGCAGCGAGTAGCCGGCGGCCCCACGCGAGTCGGACGCGTAGATGTATTCCTTCATGTGGACCACGTTCGGGTCCGTCGGATTGGTCAGAGAGACCATCATCGGAGCCTGGCGCAGCTGCCAGATGAAGGGGCGGATGGGCATGTCGTTGGCCACGAGGTACCAGACGGTGGGCTGATCGGAGAGTTCCGGCAGCACCAGCAGTTTGGCGGTGTCCTTGTAGATGTTGTTGTCCTCCGACACGCCGCCGCCAACCGCGCGAATCAAGCGGTCATTGGTGAGGATGCGCGTCCCCATGTCGCGCAACTGCGGAGGAACCACCAGCAGCGAGGGCGACACGGCCATGGGCTTGCCCGCGTCGTTCACCCTGGACTCGAACTGCGCGCGCGCTATGCCGTAGTTCTCCGGCGTGAGCGCGAAGCCCGTGTTGAGGTTGGAGTACGTGCCCTTCGACGGGTTGTCCAGGTCGATGGGATGGGAGCCGTGGAAGAAGGACTGACCGTCGAAGCAGATGCCGGCGGCGGTGTTGCCGGCCTTGATGGCTGACGCAAGAACCTCGTCCGGCCACTTCGCGGCCGCGCGGCCCATCATCTCGAAGTTGGCGTTGTAGATACCGAGCTGCTCGTCCTGCACCGCATTGCGCGGCACCTTCACCGTCAACTCGAAGTCCTCGTTGGCGATGACCTGGCCACGGCTGACCAGCTCATGCGCCTGACGCTCGCCAATCCACTTCCTGAAGCCGGGGATCTCCTTCAGCCAGGCGTACGTCTCGCTGCTGGTGGACGACGTCACGAGGGTGGACAGTTCATTCCACCACGGCTTGGCACGGCTGAAGCCCTGCTGGAAGCGCAGGTTGAATGCGGTGTACGTCGCGTCGAGGGTGGTGGGATTAATCGTAAGAGCCATGGCTTGCGGGAGTCCTTGGAGGTGAGGGAAGAAGCGGGCGAGCCCGGCTCAGTAGATTTCGACAAGGGGGAGTCCGGCGTCGTTGAAGCCGACGAACTTCCCGGCGATGGAGCGGCCGGTGGAGGTGATGGTGAGGGTGTTGTCGTCCAGGAAGTAGACGCTGGAGAGCAGCGCGGCCTGGGTAATGGCGTCGCCCGCCGTGGCGTTGTTCGCGGGGAAGATGCCGCGCGCGACGCGGCAGCGCTTCGCGCCGTTGGCCCCGCCGGTGTTGTCCACGCGCTCCTCGGCGCGTCCCGCAGCGCGAAGGCCGGTGGCGCTGGACGCGGGCACCAGGTATCCGGTGGAGTCCACCGCCACCAGGGCGCCCTTGAAGATGATGGCGTTGGCCTTGACGGGCAGGTCCAGGAAGTGGAGGAGCGGGCCATGCCCCACGACGGGGCTGGTGACGGGGGTGTCCTTGGTGAGCGCGGCCATTGAGTCGAGTCCTTGGGGAGGGGTGAGAGAGAGCGGCCCGCGACTACGCGGCCTTCGTGCGCGCGGCCTTCGCCTTCGCGAAGTCTTCGGGGGAGATGCCGGAGGCCTTGGCAACGGCCAGCTCCTCGGCGCAAAGCGCGGAGGTGTCCACGACGCCCTCCTTCACCTTGGCACCCTCGATGACGACGACGGGTGCCTTGACGTTCAGGTAGGCCTTGAGCCCGGACATGTTGGTCTTGCCATACGCCTCCAGCTCCGCGCGCTCGCCGGGCGGCACCTTGCCGGCCTTCTGCGCCTCGTCCAGCAGCGCCTTCAGCTCGGACTCGGCGCTGGCCTTCTCGAGCGCGCTCAGTTGCGCCTGGACGGCGGGCAGCGCCGCGTTGGCCTCCTGCCAGGCCTTCATGGTGCCGAGCGCGGCGGAGAGATCGGCGGCGCCGGTGAGGCTCAGCACCGCGTCCACGTTGGCCTTCAGCGCCGTCGCGGCGGTGAGTTGCGCGTCGCGGGCGGCAACAGCATTCAGCGCCTCCTGCTCGGTGGCGGTGACGGGGAGGGAGAGGGCGGCGAGCAGCTTCAGCATGTTCGGGGGCTCCGTGGAGGTTTCGCCGAGGCGCGAGGCCGTCAGCGGCTTGAGGTTCTTGGTGGCTGGCGTGTTGGTGAGCGCCACGTTGTGGAGTTCGTGAATCCGGCGCGTCTCGCCGTCGTAGGAAAACCAGGGCGACGTGTAACGCCACTCGCCAGCGGCAATGGCGGCGTGCGCGGCCGGCGTCCAACGGACGTTGACGGCCCAGAGCCCGCCCGACTCACCCGCGCCGCGATCCTCGAGGGAGAACCAGCCCGCGGCCTTGCCGGACAGGGCTGGGTCCACCGGCCAGCCGTCAGCCATGCCGTGGTTGTAGTCGAGGCACAGTTCGTTGCCGTAGTCGGCGGCGCACTTGACGATGGACGCAACCGCGTCCGCGTCGCACAGGAACAGTCCCTTCGTCGTCTCGAAGGCGCCGGCCTTGAATACCTGGAACTCGGTGGGCGGCTTCTTCGAGCCGGCTTCACCGTCAGCCAGGGCAATTCGGGCGCTGAGGAAGTCCTTCTGGAGGGCCATCGCAACGAAAGTCGCCGGGGTTTGTGGCCACGCGCAAGCGCCTGCCTACCCCGTGCGTGCCGCAGCGCATCCGGCCCGCCTGGACGGAGGGCGTTTCCTTGCGCCGCCGCATGTGGGTGCTATGGCTCTTTGGCCGGCATCCGCTGGCAGGAGGACGCACGCGATGGGCATCAAGAAAATCGAGCTTCAGATGGTGATTCACCCCGAAGAGGGCGAGCGGAAGGAGTTGAGCGTGGACTTCAACGGGCGCCTGCTGGAGGCATGGCGCGGAACGGCGGACATCTCCGCCCTGGAGGCGGACCTCGCCGAGGTCATGCACCGCGCGATGGCGGACGTCATGGCCGTGATTTCCAAGAACACCCGGGGCCCAGTCTGACCGTCAGCCCGGCGGGTTGCTCACCGCCGGGCTTTTTCGTGCTCACGCACTCGCGGCGCGCAGGCGCTCCAGCGTCGGCCGTAGCCGCTCCGGCATCGGCTGAAGCAGTGGCGCCCACTGCCGTGCCGCCTCGCTGTCCGGGGCCGCCAGGGCGAGCCCGTCGCCGATGCCCTTCCCAGGGCCCAGCTCGGCGCGCACGGGGTGCAGTACCTCTCCCGTCTCCAGCACCAGGTAGGCTCTCACTGTCCACCCCACTTCTGGGCGCCGTACTCGCGCGCCATGTAGTCGGCCACCGACTCGCCGAACTCCTGCGCCACCAACTGCCGCCCGTAGTCGCCGCCGCCCACGGACCACAGCACCGCGAAGGCCTCGGCGAACGACTCCGAGCGTCCCGTCACCGCGTCGTTGTAGTGGGGCACACGCGTCACCGGAGCCCCGGATGCCATGAAGTCGTCCCACGCCTTGCGCCACGCGGGCGAGTCGCTCTCCTTCTTGCCGCTGGCGTCGTCCAGGGCGTGCCCCACCTCGTGGATGACGGTGATTCCGCTGTCGCCAACGCTCCCGGACACCAGCACCTCGCGCAGTCCGCCCTGGGTGAAGAAAACGCCGCCGATCGCATCCCAACTCATGCCGTCAGCCTGCGGCGGCGCGGCGGCGATGGCCTCCCCCACCTTCCCGCTACGGCCCAGCAGCCGCAACGGCAGCGGGCTCAGGTGGATGTCCGTCACGGCCTTCTCAATCCTCTCAAGCAGCGCCGGGGGCAGCCGCGAGAGGTTCGCCACCGCCTCGCGGATGTCCGCCGACTCCTTGGCCCCGTCCACGCGCAGCTTGTCGCCGAGGATGGCTGCGAGCTGCGGGAGTTCGGCTTCCACCAGGGCGGCGTCCTCCCCGCGCACCGGTCCGCGAGGCAGGCGCTCGTCTACCGCCAGCGGGGGCGGGCCGGCAGCCTCCTTGGCGCGGTAGGCCGCCTGGAGGGGCGCCGGGGCGTCGGACACGTCCGGCGTCCACGCGTCCCCTGCTGAGCCTGGAGCGGCGCCGAAGCCCGGCGCGGGGGCCACGGGCGGCGGCACCGCCGTCACCCCGCGGGCCTTCGCCTGCCTCTCGGTGAGCGCGGACTGCACCCGCCGGCATCGGTGGTGGAGGGGGCTCCAATGCGTCTGCCACCAGGGATGGGCAGCGGGGAGAACCACGGCTCCAATGCGCCGGCAGATGTCGCTGTTGCGCTCGTCCCGCTGCACCTGAGACAGCACGTAGGGCCGCACCCGGCGCGTCAGCGGGTCCTGCAGCTGCGTCCACGTCCCGCGGGAGTACGCGGTGGCCAGGTTCGTCCGGTAGATGGTTTCGAGCCGGTGGCCCGGGTTCGTCACTGTGCCCGCCCATGCCGCCTTCACCTGGGCGCCGACGCGCTTCTTGAAGTCGGCGAAAGTCTCACCGTCCGCCACGGACTTCTCGAGCGCCTTCCAGACGTCCTGCACGAGTCCGAGCTGCGCGAGTCCGGCCACGCCGAACGCCCGCGAGCGCGCGGCGGCGCCCATGCTCGCCCAGGTGGCGCCGTCCACGGCAAGGCGCGCGCGGAAGGCGTCCACCGCCTCTTGAAATGCGGGGCCGGAGGGGTTGGCGGTGCCGTTGAGAGGGCTGGAGGCCATGCGGCGTCTACTGCTCCAGTTGAGAGACGAGGCGGGCCCAGTTGATTCCCAGGAAGGCGTCGGCCACGGCCTTCAGGTGCAACCGGAGACACTCCGGGCTGTGACCCGCGGCCTTCGCGCGCGCCCACGCATCCATGGCGTCGCGCGTGGTCTCCTGGGGCAAGGGGACGGCGAGGACAGGGGCGCCGCAGGTGGCGCAGGCCTCCGGAGCGCCCATCATGACACCTGCTCCTTGATGGACGTCTGGCCCGCGAGTTCCGCGAGCAGCCACGCCCGGCGCGTCAGGCCCATGAGCGCGTCGGGCTGCATGCCGGCGTAGAGCGCCGTGAGCCGCTCGCGCAGGGCCTCCGGGGACTCCGCCGCGTCGATGGCGCCCAGCACCGTCTCCAAGTCGCCCGCGAGCGCCTCGGCGGCCTGGGCCACCGTGTTCCGCTCAAGCTGGTCCAGGTAGTCCTGGCCGCGCTGAGTCGGGGTCGACAACGTCGCGCCCGCCCGGGAGAGCTTCGCTGGGACGTCGACCTGCCCCTGCTGCTCGTCCTGGTCGACGTCTGGTGCGGGCTTGGGCTCCGGCGGGGGCTTCGCAGGGCCCCGGGTGGCCACTCCGAAGCGCTCCGCCTCGGCGTCCACGTCCACGTCCATGCCCGTCGCCTGCAGCGCCTGAATCCCCTCGCCGAGAGCCTTGTACGTGGTGGCGCGCGCCGCCTTGTCCTCCGGCGGTGAGGCGTCCCACTCGGGCCAGGGCGCCAGCTCGGAGTTGCCGAAGTTGAAGTGCGCCCAGGGCTTCAGCAGTTGCTCCCGGAGGCAGGCCGTCAGCGTGGTGGCGTCGCTCGCCAGTTTCCGCTGCGCCACACGCTCGTGTACGGACGCCGCGGCGCGGCTGCCCTCCTTGACTTCGGTGGTCAGGTTCTGGCCCAGCACCCGGATGGCGATGGCGCTGTCGCAGCGGGCAATGAGCTTGTCAAAGCCCTCCTCGGAGCGCCCCAAGGCCTCGACCAGTTCCATGTCGAAGACCTCCTCCTGCTGCCCGTTCTTCATCCGCGGCATGACGATGGTGCTCTCAGCGCCGAGCCCAGCCACTTCGTCCCGGAATCGCCGCAGGGCCTTCTCGTCCACCTTCGCCGGCACGATGGCCTTGCGAATCGGCATGCCGTGCACTTCGCTGTACCGGCTCCAGTCGCGCAGGCAGAACTGGCGCACAAGGAAGGGGATGGCCAGGCTTCGCACCAGCCCCCGCATCCACGGGCGCTCCGTGCCGTGGGGGGCGTACAGCACCCACTCCGGGCTCCCTGCCTCCACCACGCGCTCGCCGTCCTCGGCCACGATGCGGAAGGTGCGGGTGCCCCAGTCGTAGCGCAGGAAGCGCGGGTGCCAGACCTTCAGCCGCGGCACCCAGGTAGGCCCCGAGGTGTCCCACACCTTCTGCGCCACCCCTACGCCAAGCCAGAGCGCCCAGGTGCGGAGCTCGGCGAGCGCTGCCTCGTCCAGCATGACGGGCGCGCTGGTGAGCGCCTGAGCGGCAGCCTCGTCCGCGCGGGAGCCCAGTCCCTCCGCTGGCTGCACTTCGAATGGCAGGCCCCCGAGCGCTTCCAGCCGTTGCTGCACGGTGGCTTCAATCCGGTCGTCCCGGCCCATCGCGTCCACCAAGGACGCCGCCTCGGTGAAGATGCCCGACTCCAGGCCCGCCAGCGCGCGCTTCACCTTCGCCACGCGGTCGAAGTCCGAGGTGCCGAAGAGCGGGAGTTCCTTCGCAGGCACCGCCGGAGGGCGCTCGTAGTCCCGCGCGGGTGCCTGGGGAGCCGGGGCGGCCGTCGTCTTCTTCGCCATGCCCCATGGCTTCGCCTATGTCTGTGGCCACGGTCCAGTCACCTACATGGCGGGAACTTGCCGGGGCCCCGGGCACTGGTACCGTCCTGGTGCCGGTTGGTCCCGGTATGGAGGAGCAATGTTGATGGCGTCCCCTCTGATTCCGCGCATCCTCGCTATCTTGGCGCATCATGGCTTCTCGTGGCCGGGAGGTGCCGCTCCATCCGATCTGGAGGTGCGCACCATTCGCTCATCACGGGCGCAACGCACGTCTGGTGCGTGGTCTTGGTCTCTCTGGTCGGACTCTTGCGCCAAGGCCGCAGACATAGGCAGCCAGGAAACTGCATCCCGAATCGCTCAACTAGGTCCACTTCGTACCACCATCGACACCAACCGCTACGGCCAGATCTCAATTGACCCAAGTCGGGATGTGGGTCGCAAACTGGGCACCCCTGCGGAGTCCTCCTCTTCGTAGGCGGGACCACACCGAGCGCGGGTAGGCGAGGGCTCCGGGGAAACCTGGGGCCCTTCGTCTTTCTTGCGGTGTCGCGCCGCGTGCCGCATGGTGCGGGTGCCGGTTTGCCCCGGCAGAAAGCGAGCACGCAATGAGCAGCATCACCTTCAGCAATGGCGAGGATTCGGCAGAGCTTCGCGGTAGTGAGCGCGCATGGATGGGGTACGTGTGCGATGCGCTCGCCGCGGCGTCTCTGGGGCCAGTGTTTGACGATCCGGATCGTCCGCACTGGACGCGCCGACTGTTCCCGCCGGGTCACTACGTCGCACAGAAGGCGGGGCGCGAATACGAGGAGAGCATCCTGACGTGGCTTCGGGTTGGCGGCCGTGGGATGTGCAATCCGGAGACCGGGGCGCCCGTGGATGCCTTCGGCGTCATCCTCAACACGGCGATGACCCTGGGTGGAGACGCCGTGCGCCTGATGGCCCGCATTCACGCGCAGTGCGAAATCCACGGGTTCATCCCGCCAGAGTCGGCCGACTTCGTTGTGGGCATCATCGAACAGGGCCGGAAGACGCGGTTGTGCCGCGACGGCATGGGGTGGGAGGCCGTGACAGCGCTGCTGAAGGCGTCGGCTGTCGCCAAGCTACCGGTCGTCATGTCCTACAGCGTTACCGACACCTTCCCTGGCTGGGACGCGCAGAAGGACGAGCCGAAGACGTGGGATGTCGCCTTCGCGGAGCTGGACGGCCTGCTGGCCATCCGCGAGGAGACGTGGAAGGACTACCACTTCGGCGATGGGAGCACGCTCCTTTCGCTGGAGCCGCGCACACCGTAGCGTACGCCGTCACCGAAAGTGAGCACGACATGGGTCAAAGCACGGACGCGATTCTTTTTTGGGGCTACTGCTGGGACGAGGAGCGAGCCTGGCCGTGGGACGATCCGGGTGCAGATGAAGAGGAGACCGCTAGCGAGCGATACGCGCGCCTGACTGGCCTCAAGCAGCCTGACAACGGGTATCCTATGGAGATCGACAAGAGCCCTGAAGCCGATGCCATCCGAGCAAGGCATGCTGAGTACTGGCAGGCGGAGAACGAGGCATGGAATGCCGTGCGGATGGAGGTGGGCACGCACTGCCATGGCGAGTGCCCCATGCCCTACGTCGCAGTCGGCGAGAGTCACACGCTCGCCAGTCGCGGCACGCCGGAGCCCATCTCTTCTCTTGCGGTTGGCGAGGACTGGCGAGCGCGCCTGGACAGCTTCTGCAGTCTCATGGGGATTGAGCCGCCAGGAGGCCAGCAGCCACAGTGGTGGCTCGTGAGCGACTGGCACTAGCGCACACCGTAGCGGTGGCTCTGCCGCAACGGCGGGCAACCCTGGCCCGGGGGCGCGAAGGGCGGCGAGGGCTCAGTGCCGAGAGGTGCCGGGCCCTTCGTCTTTCCTGGCTACATGCTCCGCTCGACGCCCGCGCTGAAGTCGAAACCTCCCATGTCGCCCCAGTCCACCTCTTCGCCGAGCATCAACTCGGTGATGGCCCACACCACCGAGTCCATCCGGTTGGGGCTCGACTTCGAACGCCCCGGGACCCAGGTGGTCTGCTCGTCCTCCAGCGCCACCAGCCGCCCCACGTGGTGGACCATGTCGCGCTCGTAGAGGGCCGCCACCGGCTCGGCGCGCACCGCCTTGCCTCGGGAGGCTGTGACCATCTTCACGTTGACCTGGCGCCCCATCTCCTTCGCCTTGGAGCGGATGTTGGTGAGCACCAGGTCGCCACCGAAGTTCTTCTCCGCTACCACGACGTCGGCCTTCTCCCGCTCGTACAGCGCCAGCGCCTTCGTTGCCCATGCCTCGGCGGAGAGCTTCCCCGAGGCGTCTTCCCAGACGTAGGCGTGCCCATCCGTCGCGCGGCCGGCGCAGGTGATGCCCACCTCGTCATTCTCCGGGCCGTCGCCGCCGCTCGGGTCCACGGCAACGACGATGCGTACCATATCCAGTGGCTGTCCCAGGCTGTCGGTGGGGCGAGCGGGCCTGCGCGAGCGGTCGAGAATCTCTTGGGTCCAGAGCGCGCCCACGGCCGCAGCCTTGAATGCCTCCTCTGCGGTGGCCGGGTACTCTCGCCGGAAGTGGTGGACGCCGCCGAGCTCCACGATTTTCGAGCGCCGCCACGCCATCTGCTCGACGTCCAGCCCATGCTCTTCCTGGTAGCGCTCTTCCTCGCTCGTGAGGACGAAGCCCTTCGCGGGCGCCTTGCGGTACTCCGCGCTCCAGAACCACGGCACGAAGATGAGCTGGTAGTCGCCTTCTCCACGCTGTGCGGCCATGGCGATTTCGTAGAAGACGCCGGCCGGCCCGTTGCTCGTGGACTCGAGGATGATTTCGGTGCCTGGCAGGTCCGGCACCGCCTGGAGCACGCCAGCCACGTGCGTGTCAGCATTGGGCCAGAAGGCCACCTCCGAGCCGTGGAAGTAGTGGATGGTGGAGCCGCGCCCCGTTCCCCTGCTTCCGGCAGTGCCGACTTTGTAGCCGCTGTTCAGCTGGTCGAAGAGCAATTCCTTGGCGTTCGCCGCTCCGGTGGACGGCCTCACGCCCTCCGGGCAATTGTCATGGTACATCTTCGCCATGTCGAAGAGGTTCGTGGTCGCGCTGTCCTCATGCGTGAGGATGTACGCGCGCCGCCCCTTCTGGCTCGTCACCTTGTGGTAGTAGCGGGCCTCCGTGTACGTCGAGCAGCCCTGCTGCCGTCCTTTCAGGATGACGGCGCGCACCCGGCCAGTCTCGCGCAGCTGCTCCTCCAGGCGCTGGTGGATGTACACCTGGGGCTGGTTCAGCTTCAGAGGGTGAATGCCGCCTTCCTTCGTGCGGATGAAGAGGCATGTGGCGGCGAAGTGCGGGAAGTCCTCCCGCAGTCGCTGCCGCTCAGCCCGTTTCGTCCTCTCCGCCTCCACCGCCGTCAGCAGTGTCAGGGCCGAGGAGTGCGCGCTGCGCGATGCGCCCGAGCGCCTCAAGGTCGTCATCGGACAAGTGCTCCAGGTTGTCGAGGGAAACGCTCAGCGGACCGCCGCCAGCGCCCGTCACCTCAATGAACTTCTGCGCCGTGCCATGCATCCTGTCGTAGAGCACCTTCTGCGCGGCGATGCTCTCCGCGAAACTGGGCGGCTCCTCCACCTGTACCACACCGTCCTTCGTGACGATGTGCCGCACGCGCGTCACCTTTCCAAGCACCACTGATCGTAGAAAGTCACCACCCTCTTTGCCGTTGCGGGTCTGCAGGCGCAGGTACTTAGCGAGCCCAGCGGCGCCCTTGGGACGGCCGTTGGGGTTGCCGCTCGTCTTTGGCGGGAAGGGGCGTCCAGGCGGCTTCTTCCCGCCGCTGTTACCAGCGTCGTCGCCCATGGCCTACAGCGACTCCGGGCACAGGTCGGCCAGGACGTCATTGCGCGGCCGTGCAGTACTCCAGTCGTCGCGCGCGTCGAACTCGTCCAGCGCGTCCAGGTGGGCCCTGGTGATTTGCCGTGGCCCCAAGTCCGGCACGTTGCGCCTCGCTGGAGTCTGCCCGCGGGCGTCCTCAGTGCGCAGCCCCTGCCCAAGCCCCGCCTCCTGCAGCCACCGGACGATGGAGCGGCGCCCAGCGCCCGTGCGCTGCGCGAGGATGTCGTAAGAAAGGTTCGGGTCGCCGCGGCGGAGCGCCAGCACGCGCGCCTTGACGAGGTTCTCGTCTGAGGGGCCTTTACATGCCATGTCGTAATCGTTGGCATGGATTCGTGGCCATTCGCAACCACGCGCCCATGCAGTCAGCGTTGTGGGGACGCTGGTAACAGCGCCAGCGACACATCGCATCCCGAAGGGCGGGTGGACGCTGGCCACAAATGGCGCGTAGCACGGTGGCATGCCGATTCGTTTCGCGTTGCTGTCGGTGTTGGCCCTCCTCTGTGCGTCCTCCGCCTCAGCCCAGTCTCTCCTCTCGTGCACGGCCGGCGTCCAGTGCCCCGGGAGGTACTACTGGGAAACCTCGCCAACCACGCGCACCCCGCCCAGCGCCGCGCCGGTGTCCGGCACCGTGGGGAGCGGGATGAACTTGGCGGGCACCTACGGGGTAATCGTCAGCGTGTGCCCGGAGGCGGGGCAGACTCTGACGGGCACCGGGACTCTCCGCGCGCTGGTGTGGGACCACTCCGCGGGCGCCGCCTCGGGCTGGATGTGGAGCCCCGAGGCCGACTTGACGCTCTCCAAGGTGACGACGCTGGCCAACCCGTGCGTCACCTTCGGCGACCGTCAGGTTGCCTACCGGGCGGGCCGGGCGCTGCTGTACGTGCCGGACGGCGTGGGCGTCTCCGGCGGAAGCACCGTGGCGGTGCGCCTTAGCGCGCAGGTGTCCCCATGAAGGTGGCGTTCCTTCTGCTTATGCTGCCGGCGCTCGCGGCTGCCCAGTTCATCCCGAAGACTTCAGGTGGTGGTGGTGGCGGCGGTGGCGGCGAAGCCTGCACCCTGGACGGCACGACGGCGGTATTCGCGAGCTACTTCCGCGCAACCGCGACGTCCGGCACCGGCTACCAGTGTGACGCGCTTCTGGCGTCCTGCATCGACTTGGGACCCGGGGCCCGGAATTACATCGGCACCAACGCGGCGGGCGACATTCTGCTGGGCCCGGACTCAGGCACTGCCACGGTGGTGCGCATCTTCGGCACCGCTTACGCAGCTGGGTTTGCCACAACTAACGGCATCTTTGACGCAACCCTCAATACGTACATTGGGAACACGTGGCCAGGCGAGCCGCTCAAGGTGGATGACGCCGAGGGCTTGAAGCTGGTGGGGCGGACGACTCTGGCCACGTGCTCGGCCTCGCTTCGCGGCACCCTGCAGTCGTTCTTGTTCGCCGCCGGCTCAGGCACGGCGGACAGGTTGTGTTGGTGCCGCAGCGACAACGCCGCGAGCCCCACATACCGCTGGGTTAATGCGATGTCGGGAAACGTTGGAACCACTGCCACGGAGTGCCCGCTGTGACTGCGATTCTCCTTTCGATGCTCCTGGCAGCCAGTTGCCCAGCCCCAGCCACCCGGCTGCTTCCCACCATCGGCGGCTATGGCGACTCCATCATGTTCGGCGTCGGTGGTGGAAGCCCGCTGGCGCGGTTGGACTCCACCTTGCCAGGGGGTGCGTCGTACGGCTGGCTCACCTCCAACCGCGCCGTGTCTGGAGAGACGGCGGCGCAGATTCGCACCAGGTACACGGCAGAGGAGGCCACCGCATGCGACGGCAAGCGCTGCGCCGTCCTGTTTCTGGAGGGTGGCGTCAACTCACTGCGCAGCGGCGTGACTCCGGCGGCGACGTTGACGGACATGGTGTGGATTGTGGACGACGCGCTCGCCAAGGGCATCTGGATCGTCTGGCTGGACGTGACGCCCTATGGCTCCTTCTCTGGCGCGGGCACCAACCCGCAGGGACAAGCCACCGGGTACAACGCGGCCATGGCCATCGCCTGCGCGGCACGGGTGAGCAGCAGACTCAGGTGCGTCTTCAACTACGCGGCGCTGGAGAACCCTGCGACGCCCGGCACGCTGCTGGCCACGTACAACAGCGGAGACGGCATCCACCTGTCCGTTGCCGGTGCGAACTACCTGGGCGACGCCGCGTACGTCGCGTTGTTGCAGATGGCGCCCCTTGGCCTGGTGGCGCCGTAGCACCAGCTGCATTTCGCTGCACCGCCGAGGGGAGCCCAGCATGTGCTCGCCCTCGGCTTCACCTGACGCATGTGGAGCCCTGCTTGAGTTCGTCCGACGCCCCCGCCCGCCTCTCCGGGGCTACCACTATCACCCTGTCCGCACTCGTGGGCCTGCTCACCAGCGGCGCGGGCGCGCTCGTGAATTACGGCATGCTCTCCGCCGACGTGCGGCACGTCCGGGAAATTGCCTCCGAGCTCCGGGACGACCAGAAGGCCGCGGCGACGCAGTCGGAGAACACGCGAGACCGAGTGGCCCGCCTCGAGGAGCGCATGTCCGGCATCGACCAGACGCTGGGGCGCATTGAGGGCAAGGTGGACAAGCTCGGCGCCGCAGCGGCGCCGGCCGTGTACCGGAGGGTCATCCGATGAAGCTCCCGCAGCGCCTCATGCAGTGGAAGGACGTCGTGGAGCCGTGCGCGCGCTACTACCGCCTGGACTCGGCTCTCGTCTACGCCGTCATGGACAGGGAGTCCAACGGCGGCGAGCTACTCAAGCCCCGCGGGCCCGGCGGCACCGGGGACTTCGGCCACGGCAGAGGCCTTATGCAGATCGATGACCGGGCACACCCCTTCACCTCTTGCGAGGACGACACGGGCCGCGCGCTCTGGGCTGACGCCTGGTTCAACGTCTCCTACGCCTGCCGCCTGCTCGCGCGCCTCATGCTCACCTTCAACGGTGACGTAGCAGCGGCCGTGGGAGCGTACAACACGGGCGCCGGCAACGTGCGCAAGGCACTGGCGGGCGTGGCGGCGACGGCGAGCCTTGAGGAGCGCGTCAAGGCCGTGGACAGGTACACGGCGGGCCATGACTACGTGCGGGACGTGCTACGGCGGCGAGCGTCCTTCCTCGGCGAGCCCGGGCCGGTGCCGCCGCCGGTGCGCCCCATTGCCTGAAAAGACGAAGGGCCCCGGTCGTTCAACCCGAGGCCCTTCACCCTGGACCTTGGCGGTACCCAGAGACACTTGGCGGTGCACGCCCTTTCTACCTCACCGCGAGCTGAGCGCAAGCCCATGACCTGCCACAACGTCACCTGCGCCACGCCGCCGTGCTGGCGCCTCACCGAGGCCGAGCGCCCGGGGCTCGTCTTCCACGCCTGCGCCGCGCACTTGGTGCCGCTGCTCACCGCGAGCGCGGCGCACGTGCTGGAGCGCCTGCCGGAAGGTCAGCCCGCGTGACCCTTGAGCCCGTAGCGCTTCGCTTCGGCCTGCGTAGGCGCGCACGTGATGCAGCGCACACCCCAGTGGAAGATGTGGCCTGGGTGCTCAGTCAGCATCTTGAGCACGTCGGGGTGGACAGCATCGAAGACCTTCAGGTCCCGCTCCAGCCGCCTCATCTGGGCCTTGAGCGCATCAACTCCCGCCTGCTCCCGCGAGCCGGGGGCCTTGAGCGCCGCTACCCGAGCCAGCGCGTCGCGTGCCCCCTCTGCGCGGCCCATGTGGCGGAGTTCCCATTCAGGGACGCGACTGGTGCGTGCCGCGTTGCGCTGCTCTTCGGCGTATTCCTCGACAACGCCGATAATCGCATCGAGCGCGAAGTGACGCGCTGGGGAGGACTTCAGGCTGCGGATGGTGTCGGCGATTTGCCCGGCGGTGTTATCCATGGCCTCCGCAGCAACGGGGCTGTGGTCGCGCTGGACTGCCTCCGCGCGCGCGGCGCGCGCCTTCTCCCGGGCTGCATCTGCCGCGTCCGCAGCCTCCTCAAGGGCCGCGTCGCGGGCATCCCTGGCGATGATATCTCTCAGCGGCTCGGACATGCCATCGACGCGCAGGGCGACGGGCTCCCGGGACACCCGTGCGGCGACCTGGTCCACCGTCAAGTTGGCCTGCCCGGCTGGAGAGAACAGCGGTGCACTCGGCATGAGGCATCGCCACGTCAAGGCGTCCGTGTCGAAGTCGTGTTCGCATCGACGCTTGCCGCATCGCGTGCAGGAGGTATCAGGAGAGTGCTTGGCGGTCCCAACCTGAGCGACTGCGTCCACCAATGCATCCCGCCAACGGCCGTACTGCATAGCGCTCGCGGCGGTGGCCGCCGCGTCTTGCAACGTCTTCATGTCTGCTTCCAATGTGGTGGCCTGGGCCTTCCAGTGGTCGCGCTCGCGGGTGGCGCGCTCCATCTCGGCATTCGCCATGGAGACGGCGTCCATTGCGGCGCTCAGCGCTGCCTGGGCGGCGTCCCGCTGGCGCTCCAGCATGGCGCGGGCCTCTCGCTCCACGGTCGCTTCATTGCGCGCATCCTCTGCCTCCCTACGAGCTGCATCCGCATCCGTTTCCGCAGCCGTCACCTCTGCCTCCAGCGTGGCGACCTGCGCGCGGAGGGACAGGATTTCGAGGTACTTCGCAAGATTGCCGTCGCGCTCCTCGCGGACCTGGAGGGTGAGCAACTCCGCCTCCTGCCGGGCGGCGTCGCGCTCGCCCCGGCGCGTCTCCACCTGGGCGCGGAGGGCGCGCAGCTCCTCCAGCAGAGCGGCGCCGGGGTGGGGTTGTTCTGCAGCCGCGCGGAAGCTCCCCGCCAGTCCCTCGGCGGTGTCGGCGGTGATTTGCACGATGCCGTCCCGGGTCGCCTCCTTCGCCAGCCCCTCGAAGGCCGCAACCGCCGTGCGCAGTTCTGCACGCAGCGCCGCGTTGTCGGCCTCCAGTGCCTCCGTGCCGCGCTTCGACTCCGCCAGCGCGCGGGCGAGTTCGTAAACCCGGGCGTGGTCCGGCTTCGGTGGCCCCTGCACGAGAATGCCCATTCGTCCTTCGTACAGCGTGACACGGAGGTCAGGCAGAACGTCTCCCTCCCACACCACGTCACTGCTCTTCGTCTCGTCCATGTCCGTCCCTCCGGCGCCGTGCGCCAGCATCGTCATACGCGCGCCGTGTGATCGCGCAAACTTTCACCCCGCAGCCCAGGAGTCCGCCGTGTCCCAGAGCAACGAACCGCAGTTTGACATCGACGTGCAGCCCCCCGCCCCCGCCCGTGAGGGCTCCGTCAACCTCGCGAGCATCGGCGCGGCCAGCGCTGCCGCTCCCCAGCCGAAGATGGACGGCGAGGGCGTGGAGAGTTCTCAGCAGGCGCCCCAGCCCGCCCCGGCGACCGAGTCCAAGCCGCTGGTGTCCGGGCGCGCTGGCGCGGTGCTCGGCATCATCTCGCTCATGGCCGCCGCGGGCGCCGGCTTCACCACAGGCACGGTGCAAGGCGTGCTCGTGGTGCTGGCCATGCTGTCCGGGCTGGCGGTGGGCAAGTTCGCCGTGGACGTCCCGGCATTCGCCGCCGGGCGGCCCCTCGTCTCGGGAAGCTGGGCTCTGTTGGCGACGGCTGGCGCTGGGCACCTCGGCACGCTCGCCAACGTGCTGCCGCCGGGCCTGGGTGCGTCGCTGGCGGTGGCTGGCGGCGCGCTCTGCTGTCTGCTGGCCGGGCTGCCGTTCTCGCGGCCCGTGAAGCGGTAGCGTGAACCACTGGGCCCCGGGACATGCACCCGGGGCCCGCCGGCCCTACCGCGGGGCCTGCTCGAGCGCGTAGACGCCGTAAATCTGGCCGTCGGGGCCCCTCTCCACGTCCTCCGGGCCCGTGCCCGGCGAGTACACGTCGCGGCGCCCATGCCCGCGCAGCGCCTGGGCAACCATGGTGGACACGACGTATTGCGGCTGCGACTGCGCCACGACCTCCATTCGTGCGCCGCTGCTGCTGCCGGTGGGGACGTACTCCGTACGAGCCTGGGGCGGCGGCAGGTTGAAGACGCGGCCTGGAGTTGAGGGGCCACGAACCTGAAAGCCGGTGCCGCGTAAGTAGTGCATGGCACTGTCCATCTGGCGCCAATCGAGAGACTGGGCCAGAGCCATCTCCACCCGGGCTACATGGCCGGACGGCGCGAGGTCGGCCAGCAGCGTGAAGCCGCCGCCAGGCTTGCGCGCCAGCAGGCGCACGACGTGCGGGGTGAGGTTCACGAACCGGCAGCGGATCTCCGCTCCGCGGTCCTGGTCCTCGGGCACTACCGGGTAGATTTTCCTGTCCACGTTCGACTCCTGCCCGCGGCGCGGGCGTCATGGGTGTGCTGCATCGCCTTTCGGCATCACTGCTACCAGGACTCCCGAGCGGCGGACCAGTCGTGCGCCATGGCCTCGCGCCGCGCGATGTCTTCGTCAATGGCGTTGCGCTCCTCCTCAGCTCGGATGGCGTCCGCCGCCGCTTCGCGCGCCATTTCCTCGCAACTCCAGCAGGGCTCGCCGAACTCGGGTGCGGCCGGCGACAGAGCCCGATAGTCTCCAATGGCCGCCGCGCAGTCCGCGCAGCAGGCGCCCTCATAGCCGCGTCGGGTGACGTAGTGGGTGTTGATGCCGATGTCCATGGTGGTCCCCTCTGGCTGGTTGATGGTTACTACCCGATGACGAGGTCAGACCCATCGCTCGCGGCCAGCAACTCGACCAGGAAGTGAGCGTAGGTGCAGGGCGCGTGGGCACCGTGGAGCGCCTCCCGCATGTCGTCGTCCACGTTCTGCAGCGCCTGCTCCAAGAGGTGCTGGGCCTGTTGCTCCGGAAGCTTGCGCGCCTCGTCAGCGGTGATGCGGGGGCCTGCTCCGTTGCCGAGAATGAGGTCCATGGCGACTCCTGTGTGATGTGAGCAGCTGGGTGCTACTTCTGGGCTTCGGCGTTGATACGGCGCTCATGCATGTCCACGAGCGCCTTGAACTTCTTCTCCAAACGCGAGCCCTTGGCGATGTCCAGGCACTCCTGCGCCAACGACTTGCACAACCTCTCGTCCTTCGGCTGAGCGTAGAGGGCTTTCATGTACTTCGCATGCGCTGCGTCGAGAGTTGCTTGCGACACGGTCGCCTCCTTGGATGTGCTGCATGGTGTCGGGTAGCGCCCGGCAGTCTCCCCGCTCTCGGGCAGCTGCTACCAGAAGATGCGCGCGGCAACGAGAGCGCCGAGAATGCTGGCGCCCTTCGCGCTCGGCGCCTTGATCCGGCGATTGCGCCTGACCTCCTCGGTGAGGTCTCGAAGCGTGGCGGCGGCCAGTACGCCAGGAATGCCCTCGGCAACCTCACGAGCGTTGATGCAGCGACGCACGTCAGCCGCGTCATCAGCATGCGACTGCGCCGCGCCCAGGTCCCCAGTCGCATCGCAGGCGCGGGCGCTGGCCTCGGATTCCTCCTCCTGCGCCTCCAGCTCGAGCATCGTCCGCCCACACCACGCGCACTTGTGAACCATGACCAGTCCCTTCGTTCCGCTGGGCTGCATTGCCCAGCGGTGAAGACAGGTATACGCCCGCCCACGCTCCATGTCAACAGGTCGCGCGCTACTTATCCTCCACGAGCGCCAGCACGGGCCCCGGCGGGTCGATCTGGTCCGCAACGGCGAGGAGCTTCCGCGCCCACGCCCGCATCGTGTCGGGGTGCAGCAGCAACTCCTCGGTCTCCTCGCCCAGTACGAGGGACACGTGGCCGCGCCCGTCGAGGTTGTCGTACGCCTTGAGGTCAATCCCGTCTGCTGCGAGCACATGGAACCCCTGGCGCCGCCTCCGTGCTGACTCCAGGTCAATCACGCTCACGACGCCACCTCAGAGCTTGCCTGCTCGCTGGGGTGGGTCAACTTCATCGCCTCGGCGCAACGCTGCGCCTCCCTCGTTTCACCCAGCTGGCGCTGCGCCTCCGCCATGGCTTCGGACCCGAGTTCCGCCGTCTCACGGTTGAAGGCGAGGCGCTGCGCCCGCGACACGCTGCCCGTCCTGGCGGCGGCCAGCATCCGCCGGAGGAGAGAGTCGGCGGGGGTCACCGCAGCACCCCGGCCTTCTGGAGCGCCGCTGTGACAGTCAGACACGGCTCACAGGAGCACGCGGCGCCATGCGCTGGGCGCAGGGTCAGAAGCGCCCGCGCCATGTCCGGCGCGGCGGAAGCGAGCCGCAGGCGCCCCTCGGCCGTCTTGTCTGGGTCGCCAACATCGTCTCGCGAATAGGCAGTGATAACTGCGTAGCCGTCAGCGTCAATCGCTACGTAATCGCCGTCGCCTACGGCTTCTTCATCTGGCGTCCAACTCTCTTCCCACGGCTTCGTCATGGCTGTCCCTTCCTTGGTTGGCACTGCATGGGCCCGGCAGGGCGGCCGGATGCGCTCCGGCGGGCGGCTACTTGCTGATCTGGCGCTGACAGCCGTGGCACTCAGCCCAGCGCGTCGAGTACTGCCCGCGACCACTTCCGCCGCGCGTGCAGCACTTGGCGCACACGAGTCGCGTACAGGCGTTGCAGCGGAAGCGCCGGGACCGCGTCATCGGTGCCTTATGACATCGCTCGCAGGGGTGGTGCATGGCGTCTCCAGGGTGGCCCGAGCTCGGGCGGTGGGTGTCCCGGTGAGGCCCGGGGCGTGGGTGCTACGGGACGAGTTGCATGCGGCCGGTGGCGACGAGGAGGTCACGGAAGGCCACGGCGGCCTCGTAGTTGGCGGCGGCGAGGTTGCCCCAGGCCTTCGAGTCGTTGGGGTTCTTCAGCACCGCGTCAGTCAGCTTC